GGGTGGGGGTGGGTGGGTCTTGCCTCCCCTACTAAACTCTATAGAGTTTACCAAGCTAATGAAATTATTCCCAACTTAAAGTCTTACTAGACTTTAAAGACTCTACAGAACTTACCAAAATCTACCAAGTCTAAGCCAAAGGCTTAAGAGTTCTCTGAAGTTTCCAAGATTTTCATAGAAAATATACGTCTATTCTATAACTCTACAAACTCTAAAGAGTTTACCAAGCTATACAGCATTCTAAAGCCATTACAAAGCTTTTCAACCTATGGTTGATGATAACCTTCACCTCATGTAAACAAGAGCCTAGGAAAGCTTATAAAGCTTCCTGTGAACTTGTTATGCTGTGTAGGGTGTATGTGTGTTTCCGTAGGACAAATCTATGATTTGGGTGCTGAAAACAATTGACGGCCTATTAGGGAGACTTTCAAAGTCTCTGTATGTGTTGAAGTCTTTTAAAGACTTTAGGTTATTTTAGGCCAAAAAAAAGACCCCGAAGGGTCTTCTTAGTGAGTAGCTTTAGCTACTATGCAAGACTTACAAGTTTCTTGTAAGAACGCATAGCCTTCAAGTCTGCCGAAGGCAAGGACTTCATAGCTAAGATTTTAACTACTTGACCTTGGGTCAATGGAGACTTTGTGTCATTTAATTTCTGTAAGAAATGACCATGAATTGTTCCCCATTTGATGTCCTTTGGACACTTCTCAGCTTTGCTGAACTGCGAAGCAATCTTTCTGACCATTCCGTAGGAAGCTTTAGCTTTAGGGTTAGTAGGAGTAAACGTAGTTTGAGTTGAATTTTTGATAAAAACATCCTTAGTCCAAGGGACTATTTATGCAAACCGACATTGATTTGCCGAAACATTGTACTCACAGTTTTCCGAAAATTGCAAATTAATTACATGTGCGATTGTCCTGCGTAGAATAATATTCTTCCTGCGACAACAGGCGTGATAATTTATTTTGCCCTAAATCTGACCTCAAAAAAGTAGACCAGCAGTTCCAAATCGCCTACACGTAAGCTTTACATGTGCTGTGTGTGTAAAATCTTTACATCTGACCCTTGATGGCAGGGCGAAACTTTACGCATAAACATGTAAATAATTTACATCAGAAATCACATAAAGTTTGTATTTATACATGTGCCTGTTAGAACATGTTTACGCACACAGTTCCTCCTTGACAACTTCAAAAACAGGCTCTAAACTAGTTGGGCAAATCAGCAATGTCGCTGACTGCTTCAACCGAACTATTGAGTTCACAGGAAATATATGGAAAATCTAGTAAATGCAATTAGCGAAACTCGTATGGAAAGGCTTTTAAATCCTAAGATGTCTGACCACTTCTATACCAACTTTGTTGGTAAATATGGCTATCGTGGTTATGAAATAAAAGTGGGTAGAAAATGGGTAACTATGAGGTCAAATGTTCACAAAGTAAGAATGCCTTTGGCAAAATTTAAAGTTCATGCGTTTCTTCAATGGCGTAGAGACTCAATGACTGACGCTTCCTGCAAAGTTTATAATGAAACAGGTAAGTATTCAAGACCTAGAGCATGGTGGAAAGATTATGGTTTTACAAGTAACCCTAAAGATTTCAACTATGAGCCAAGCAGACTGTCTTGGTAAATATTTATTTATACATCACATGTAAAGTATTTTATGTTTATGCTTTACATGTGTACTTTCACTTGACAACTCTTGTCCAATCGATTAATGTGATAGGGCAATCAACCAATGGAGAACGATTATGGCAATAGCCAACGAAAAACAAAGAACTGATGAACTTGAATATTACACAGACCTTGACTGCCTTGAAGTTAGGTTTGATGAAATAAAACATGATGAACTTATAGACTGCTCTGATGAAAGTCTTGTAGAACAAGACTACTTAGATACTGTGGAGTTCTGCTTAGAATTAGAAGCTAACAGCGTCATTGATGATGACCAATTCAATTACATGGAGGTGTAAATATGAAAAAGAAATGTGAAAATCCAAATGGATTACAAAACATGGCAACAATTGTCGACTCTCAAACAAGAAAACCTGTAAGGTTTAATAGCTTGGAGAAGGCAAAAGTCTACCTTAAATCAAAGGGTTACAGGTTTAGACAAGCTTTCAACATGAAAGAAGATAGGTCTATGATTTATCAGGGTAGATTTGGTTGGGTGAAAGTTACGTCAACTTTTGATTATTTAAACAAAACATCTATGGAGCAGGGAACTGTTTGGAACATAGAGAAAATATAGGAGTAAACATATGAAAGCAATAGAATATTTCGATAAAATAGAAGAGTTTACAAGACTTTCAGACATGGAAGGCTTTGAAGCTTATGAAAATCTTTTATTTAATTTAGATAAAGAAGATTTATTAGAATTAATTACAGAATTTACAAGCATAGTAGCTAAAGCTAAAGTTTCTTTTGATATCATTGAAAATCCTTATTTATCATATAATGATTGGGATAATGTTTCTGAAGAAGATAAACTTGCTTATAAAGAAGAAAGTAAATTACATAATAAAAGTCATTTAAAAATCGTACATTAAATACTTATATGCCCTATTCCTCTTGACAACTCCGATTGGATTTGCTATTGTAGTGGGGCAATTAACTAACAGGTCTACTAAGACTAAACAACTAAAAGGAAATAAACATGGCAGAAATAAGAATACATAGAGTAACTAAAATTGAAGTGAAAAAAGTAAACAAAGGAGATTCATATCTTTGTAGAGATATAGTCATACATAGTAAAAAATATGACTTTGAATTGAATGACTACATTACAGAAGAAACAAAATTAGATTTGTTTTTAGATAATGCTTCTGCTTCTAAGCTAGTATATTCTAAAGAAGTATACTAAACCGAATCCGAAAAGATGTAAGGCATAAATTATTTAATTAAAAAATGCTTTCTTGAAGATGTAAACTATAGGACATCAAGCACAAGGTGTAGCAAAGTAAAACTGAATTACTGTTTTAACTTTAAGCACAATAATAATATCGCTTGGTCTCTAGGGATTACTGTTATACAGATGAAATACAAAAGAAGTCTAGGAAACAGTCCTGAAATACTCTTTCTGCTAGTTTGAGTAGTAAATAAACCAACTAGCACCTTAATTTTAACTAAAAATATGGAGATATATTATGGCGAAAATCGTCTATGGAAAAAGAGATACAAAAACTGTTGTATCAATCGAAAAAGCACCACAAAGTATTCAAACACTTTGGAATGAACTAAATATTCTAGGTGTAAACATTGCTAGAGTTAGAGCTAGTAAAGAAAGGCATGAGATTACTACAGGAGATACTTTTGAGGGTTATCATTCAGGTAAAGTATCTATATATAATCAGAAACCTAAACCAAGTAGACCTTTACATTTTGTAAGGCGAACACCTCTTGGTAAGGATAACAAAGGTATGCAAATACTTGAAGTAGCTTCAAACATTGATGTTCAAGATACTTTAGAAGTTGTAAACGACTATGAATATTACACAACTAACAGCTTCTTTGCTAGGTTAGGTATGTCATTCAGAAGAATGTTTGCATAAAAGTTTAGTGTTGAACGAGCCTATTATAAAATCCTTAAACGTGGTCATAGGTTGAGAGTTGGAGTAAGTGCTAGAAACCGTTTTCCAACACACTAAAAGTGCTAGGTATCACTTTAAAGTGCCTCTTTTAACTTAACGGAGATAAAATATGTTTGATGAAGTATTAGAATGTGTCATCTGTGAAGGTGATATAGAACAAAAGAAAACACCTGAAGGTAAAGTATATTGGAATCAGGGAGACAACGCAGAGCCTTATGCAAAAGGTAGATGTTGTTCTCACTGTCATTCAGTATTTGTTTTACCTACAAGAATGGAGCAATTAGTATGACAAAAGAAGGAACTTACTTAATAGAAGTAGAAAGACATTATGTAGCAACTATAGAAGTTGACGCAGAGAATGAAGCACAAGCTATAAGGTATGCAGGTAGTGATGAGAACCAACATATAGCTAATAGAAATGAAGATTACTTTTACAACTTTCAAGAATATTTACATTCATCAGAAGTTGTAAGATTTAAAAGCATAGAGGAGGAATAATATGAGTTACAAACTATTGAGTTTTAACAACCCTAAAGTTTTAAAGGGTGAGAAGATAAGTAATTACTTGACTGCTATCATGCATTTGAGTCCAATCAATACCAAGATATGTCCTTATCAGGATATTGCAGGGTGCAAGGAAGCCTGTCTAAATACAGCAGGTAGAGGTGGCATTATAAAGAAGGGTGAAACCACTAATGTCATACAAGAAGCTAGAAAGCGTAAGACTAATTTGTATTTGGAGGACAAAGAAACCTTCATGTCTTACCTGATTACAGACATCATGAAGTTTGTAAGATACTGTGAAAAGAAAGATAAGCTTCCTTGCATAAGATTGAATGGTACTAGTGACATACAATGGGAAACTATACCTACAAAGAATACTCACTATGGTATTTCACAAATGTATTTACTTCAAGAATATGCAGAATACTTTGAAGGCTATGGACACCCTGAATGGAAACCGTGTAAAGAACTTGTAGACTTAGGTTGGCGAGAAGCTAAAAATATCTTTGAGTTATTTCCTGATGTACAGTTCTATGATTACACCAAGATACCTACAAGAAAAGTAGAGCAACATAAAAACTATCACTTGACATGGAGCTACTCAGAAGCTAATATGAAGTACGCCAATCTGTTCGACAAGATTGCTTACAACATAGCAGTTGTATTCAATGGTGATATGCCTATCTATTTCAAAGGTAGAGAGGTAGTCAATGGTGATGAAAGTGATTTAAGATTTTTAGATAAGAGCAATGTGATTGTTGGTCTGAAAGCAAAGGGCAAAGCACGTAAAGATACTAGTGGCTTTGTAATACAAACAGCATAGGAGGTAGATGATGACATATAAACAATGGTGTGACTTCAGAGAACTTTTAAACATCTTACATATTGAAGTAGAAAGTAAGATATGTGATGTCAAAGTAGAAGAAGCCTTTGATGATGTATGGGATATGGTAGATGAGATAGACACAACACAGGAGATAACATGAAAGTATATGAGATAACAGTAAGCACAACTGTTCAGATAGATTCTTTAGATGACTATGCTGAAAGCAAAGAACATGCTATAGATATTATGTGGGATAGGTGGGGTGTATATAAAGACACTTTAGAAATAACAGAAGTAAAAACATGGGAGGAAGATGATGAGTGATTGGATAGAAGGAACTAAACCTAAGAAGATAGAAGCTAGATACAGTGCATATCTTAGTTGGGATTTAGATGAACTAGGTATTGACTGGGACGATATAGAAGATTGGGACTTGTTAAGAGCAGACCTACACATAACTTTTAAAGACGGAACTCAAAAGGTGTATGAAAACTGGCAAGACTTAGACATAGATTATAAACATAACTTTGAAGAAGTACTTATCCTTGATGAGGATTGGCACAAAGTGGAGGGATTGAACTGATGACAGCTAAAGAAATGACAGATAATGATTTTATAAACTTTCAAGATGATTTTTATAATCTTTTAGAAAAGTATGGAGTGTCTAGTATTGACATTGAACACCAACAGTTTGCAACTATTTGCAATCTTAGAGACAGTGTGGTAGAATTTATTGAACAAGAAACGTGGAGGGAAGATAATGAGTAACATACACAACGAAAGAACATTAGAACAAATATATGAGCAGGTCTTAGAAGATGATGCTAAACTGTTATTAACAGATGAGATAGATGAGATTTGTTATCTGTATGAACTACATGCAGATGATGATAGAGAAGAAATACTAAGCTTCATAGCTGAAAGTATTTATTATAACCAACATACCATGGAGGTAGCAAAATGAAAGGAATACTAATAAACCCATTTGATACAACAATTACTGAAGTAGATTATACAGGAAACTACAAAGAAATATATGCCCTTACAGGCTGTACAACTTTTGACTGTGTTCGTATCTATGAAACACAAGATATGTATATAGATGATGAAGGATTACTTAAGAATAATCAAATGTACTTTACTATGAATGACAGAGTGTATGCAGGTAAAGGTTTGTTACTTTCTCATGATGATGAAGGAGAAACAATAGGTACAAATTTAGATTTACAAATGGTTCAAGATATGGTAGAATGGTTGCCTGAAGGACATAAAGAAGAACCTTATATGGAGTTCATAACACTATGACACAGTACAAAGATATAGTAGAAGAACAAAAAGAAAAACTAAAAGAAGAACAGCTTGATAAAGATATTAGTTTTATTGAAGTAACTTTTAAAGATTCTAAATGGGAACGTGAAATCACAGGATATGCAAGTGGTAGACGTGTTGTAAAATATAATGATAAAAGAAAAAAGGATGTAACAGAATGGTAAATAAAATAAACTTATTTTTAATTAAACTAGTACTAGTTATAGTAGTAGGCATAACAATGTATGCTAGTGTTATTGTACTCAATGATGATATACTAAACAACAGTAATGATATTGATACTATTAATAGGAAGATAACTTCTTTAGAAGAAGCTTCTATAAAACTTGAAAGAGATATTGAACTATTAAAAATGACTCATAAAGCTTTAAGAACTTCTATTAATACACAAGAACAATCAGCTACAGGTGGTGTAGGTGTATTGACAGGAAACATATTACCTGAGGAGGAATAATGGAAGAAGGTTTTACAAAACTAAATAGAAATCAATTTAGATATTTTGAGGAGTGGCTGAGCAAACACCTTAAAGAACTATACGAAAACAAAATAGCATACGAAGTTCGTTGGAAAGACAAGGACTTTTATGTTAAACTTTGTGACGAAAGTAGTTATACAATGGATGATATAATGCTTGACATTCAACAAGAAGTAGGGTATAATAACCCCAATTAAACGCCAACAAAGGAGAAATTATATGGCAGTATTAGAAGGAAAAGCCTATTGGGCTTCAGTAACAACCCCAAACACTACATTTGAGCCTGTGTATACAGTTGACTTAGTTGTAGACAATGAGGTTGCAAATAGTTTTGAAGCTCGTGGCTTCAAGATAAAAGACTTATCCATTAAGGATGAGAATGGTGGGCAAACACCTGTGGGTAGAGCCTTGACAATAAAGAGAAAAGTAAACGGGCCAAATGGTATGGTAAGAAATGCACCTAAGCTTTTTGATAAAGAGAAGAACGCTATGGATGACGTAGTGGGCAATGGTTCTCATGTCAAAGTTCAATACAACGAGTGGGAAACCGACAACAAGTATGGTCAGTTCAAAGGCTTGGACTTTCAAGCTATGCAAGTCATTGACTTAGTAGCTTTGAAAACTCAGGACGGTGCTGAGCTAAACCCATTTGGAGATGGGGAGGAATTTTAGTATGATTATTACTATACAAAATGATGAAGGTGTCACGTCTTATGATGTGAACCAAATCGAAGATGAACAGATAAAGAATAATGCTCGTGTTACTATCAGTAAAGTAGGCACATTAGATGTTATCTTAGAAGCTTTAAACTTTGCGAGTACTGCACATAGGGGTAATCTTGAAACCCTCTTAAAGGATACTCCTGAAGCAGTGGTAGAGTCTGAAGAAGAAACAGTTGATGAGGAAGCTTCTAGCGAAGAAGACTAATTAACTTTTCATATCTCCAATCGAAGCCACTCTCGTAAAACAGGGTGGCTTTTTTATTTAACAACGAGGGTAATTATGCAAGAACAAAGTAAATTTATTAAGTATCATGTTCCGTGTCACGAATGTGGTAGCAAAGATGCAGTGTCTGTCAACGCTGACGGGTCTGCAAAATGTTTTAGTTGTGACAAATTTTATTCAAACTACGAGGGAAACGTAACGCCAATGACAAACTATATCAAACAACCGACACCCAAGCCTAATGTAAATGCACATGGTGGTATCTTTGCAAAGCTTACAGATAGAAATATATCTAAAGAGACAGCAGAAAAGTATGGTGTTAAGGTTGTGTATGATGCAAACGGTCAACTAGCACAGCACCTTTATCCCTTTTACATTAATCACGAGCAGTGTGCTACAAAGATTAGATATGTACGAGACAAACGCTTTTCGTTTGACGGTACTATACAAGACTCAGGATTGTTTGGTCAGAACCTTTTCAAAGAAGGTGGTAAATATCTTACGATTGTTGAGGGAGAATGTGATGCTATGGCTACCTACGAATTACTTGGTAGTAAGTGGGCAGTAGTGTCTATCAAACGTGGTGCAGCTTCGGCTGTCAAAGACATCAAAGAAAGCCTTGAGTACGTAGAAAGTTTTGACAATGTTGTCATATGTTTTGACAAAGACAAAGCAGGTATGGAAGCTTCACAAAAGGTAGCTAGTATTATCAAGCCCGGAAAAGCAAAGATAGTTACGCTTCCTAATGGCTACAAAGACCCTAACGATATGCTCAACAAAGGTAAACACCAAGACTTTACAAGAGCATGGTGGGATGCACAAGTCTACACACCAAGTGGTATCATCAGGGTATCAGAGAAACAAAACGATTTCTTAAACAGAGAACGTAAACAGAGTGTGCCTTATCCTTGGGAAGGTCTTAACAAAAAGCTATTAGGTCTTAGAGCAGGTGAGCTTGTAACTCTTACAGGTGGTACTGGTCTCGGTAAGTCTAGTATTACAAGAGAGCTTGAGCATTGGCTTATCAATCAGACAGATGACAACGTAGGTATCATTGCACTTGAAGAAGACTGGAAGCGTACTGTAGACGGTATACTTTCTATCGAAGCTAGTGACAAACTATTTATTGACAGTGTTCGTGATGATTACGGAGAAGCTAAACTTACTAGCATGTTTGATAAAGTATTCAGCAATGATAGAGTATTTATCCATGCTCACTTTGGTGCTAACGACATTGATGCTATCTTTGCAAAGCTTAGATATCTTATCGTAGGTTGTGATTGTAAATGGGTTGTAGTAGACCACTTACATATGCTAGTAAGTTCTATGCTTGATGGAGATGAACGTAAAGCTATTGACAGTATCATGCACAGACTTCGTAGCATGGTTGAAGAAACAGGTGCAGGTATTATTCTTGTATCTCACTTACGTAGAATCGAAGGTAACAAAGGTCATGAGAATGGCATCAGTGTAAGCTTATCTCATCTTCGTGGTTCAAACAGTATTGCTCAACTATCCGACTGTGTTGTAGCACTAGAAAGAAATCAACAGTCAGACGATGATTTAGAATCAAGAACAACTAAACTTCGTATACTTAAATCAAGATACACAGGAGATGTAGGCATGGCTTGTTCTCTAGTGTACGATAAAGAAACAGGTAGGTTATCAGAGTATGAGGATTTAGAAATGCTCAACTCTAAAGAAGAAGATATCATACCATTTTAATAGGAGACAAATATGCAATTAGTATTTGACATAGAAACAGACGGACTAAATCCTTCAGTTATATGGTGTCTCGTAGCACAAGATGAACACGGTAAGTTCTATCACTTCTACGAAGACACCCTTGACGAGGGCATAAAGTTCTTACAAAAAGCAGACAGGCTTATAGGACATAACATCTTAGGTTATGATATACCTGTAATTAAAAAGCTTACTGGTGTAGACTTATACAATTCAGATAAAGTTATAGACACCCTTGTATTATCTAGGCTACTAAACCCTACAAGAGAAGGTGGACACAGCATAGCTAAGTGGGGTTACAAACTAGGATTACCTAAGAAAGATTCTCCTGAGTGGTCTGCCTTTACAGAAGAGATGTTATCTTATTGTGAAAGAGATGTAGATATAAATTATAAATTATTTAATTATTTGAAAAAAGAATCTTTAGGTTTTTCAAAAGAATGTATAGAGTTAGAACATAAAGTTACACATATTCTTGAAGAACAAAAACAAAATGGGTTTCTTTTTAATGATGAACAAGCAATGTTTTTAGCTTCAGAGTTAAGTTGTAAGCTAAAAGAAACAGAAGATAAAGTACACGAAACATTCAAGCCAATATGGATTGATGACAAAATAGTAAAACCTAAACTAAAAAAAGATGGTAAACTTTCTAAACAGGGATTGACAGAACAGGAGTACTCTGATATAATAGATGGTACGCTTGAACAAAAACCTTTCATGAGAAAGACACTTCAAGAATTTAACCTAGGTTCTAGGAAACAAATAGGACAAAGACTACAAGAACTTGGTTGGAAGCCTAATAAATTTACACCTACAGGTCAAGCTATTGTCGATGAGAATACTCTTAAAAAGATTACTCATATAAAAGAAGCACAACTTATAGCAGACTTCTTACTGTATCAGAAACGATTAGCCCAAGTACATTCTTGGATAGATGCAGTGCATGAAGACGATGGTAGAGTGCATGGGTCAGTCATTTGTACTGGTGCTATCACAGGTCGAATGGCACACAGAAGTCCTAACATGGCACAAGTACCTGCTGTTTACAGTCCTTATGGAAAAGAGTGTAGGTCTTGTTGGGTTGTACCAAAAGGTTACAAACTTGTAGGTATAGATGCAAGTGGATTAGAACTTAGACTGTTAGCACACTATATGGCTGACGAGGATTACATAAATGAAATTATCAACGGAGACATTCACACAGCTAACCAACAGTTTGCTGGACTTAAATCAAGAGATGAGGCAAAAACTTTCATCTATGCACTCATTTACGGGGCAGGAGATGAAAAAATTGGAAGCATCATTAAAGGAAATAGAGCAGACGGTAAGCGATTGCGAGAACGCTTTCTTACTGGTCTACCAACACTTAGAACTCTTAAGGAACGAGTTGACAGAGCTTCGGAGAAGAGCTACCTCAAAGGGCTTAGATGGTCGTAAGATTCTACTACGACATAAACATGCAGCATTAAACACTTTATTACAGGGTGGTGGTGCAATAGCAATGAAGAAAGCATTGGTTATCCTTGAAGATAATATAAGACTTAACGGCTTAGATGCAAAGTTTGTAGCTAACATTCATGATGAGTGGCAGATACAAGTGCTTGAAAAACAAGCAGACTTTGTAGGTAGGTTAGGTGTAGAAGCAATAGAAAAAGCGGGACAACATTACAATATGCGTTGTCCTTTAACAGGCGAATATAAAATAGGAGACAGCTGGTATGAAACCCACTAAAGAAAACAGAAAGAAATTTGACATTGACTTAGCTTATGGTACAATAAGAGAAGAAAAAATAGCAGACATGATGACCAATAAAAAAATAGAAGTTAAATCTGAAAAAGATTTATGGCAAAAGTCTGGAAACATTTGTATAGAATATGAATCATGGGGTAAGCCTTCAGGAATAAGAGCTACTGAATCTGATTATTGGTTTCATAATTTATGTGTAGGTGACAACGAGTTCTGCACATTGGTATTTAAAACAGATGTACTTAAAACAATAGTAGATAAACTGGATACGTTTAAAACTGTATGTGGTGGAGACCATAAAGCAAGTAGAATGTTTCTTGTTAATCTACAAAAACTATTCTCATCGGATGTAATTAAAGCATTCAAGGAAGCAGAAAATGCCAAAGAAAAAACTAAGTAATTTAGTACCTGATATCTATGCCCTGTTAGATTCTCTGACAGAAGGCAATGAGCTAAACATTTCAGAAGAAACTTATGAAGAGTTCGGTAAAGAAATGGCAGATGCTCTTAGACATTGGGCTACCCCTCAAGATAGAACATCCAAGGAAACACTTAGGATGTCTAACATAGGCAAACCTGAAAGACGTTTGTGGTATGATGCTCATACTCAATCGGATACAACAGAAAAGTTACAGCCTAACGTACAGATTAAATTCTTGTACGGACATTTACTTGAGGTTTTAGTTTTATTCTTTGTTAAACTTTCCGGACATAAGCTTACAGATATGCAGAAAGAAATTACTGTGAACGGAATCAAGGGTCACATGGACTGTAAGATAGACGGAGAAGTGGTAGATGTAAAGACTGCATCAGGGTATGCCTTTAAGAAGTTTAAAGAAGGCACTCTTAGTGAAGACGATGCATTCGGATATCTATCACAACTTGCAGGGTATGAAGAAGCAGAAGGTACAAGTAAAGGTGGCTTCTTAGTTATGAATAAAGAAACAGGAGAACTGTGTACTTACATACCTGATGATATGGAGAAACCTAATATAGTTTCTAAGATAGATAATGTAAAAGAACTTATAGTTAAAGACACGCCACCTGAGTTTTGTTATACTCCTGTAGCTGAAGGTCTTTCAGGTAACATGAAGTTAGCTAAGAACTGTGGGTGGTGTCCTCATAAAGTAGAATGCCATAAAGATTCTAATGAAGGTAAAGGACTTAGAGCTTTTAATTACGCTAAAGGCCCTGTATATTTTACAACGGTTGTTAAAGAACCAAAGGTTGAGGAAATAAAACTATGAGAGAAATAAAAACTAAACAAGTACGTAAGCTATCTAAACAGTTTGTAGTAGAGTGGTTGAAGAGTATGCTTACTGAAGAAGAACAAAAGAAAGTAAGCGTAGATAATTATGAAAAGTATTTACCTGAAGAAAAACATTTCTACGCTAACAATAAACTAATGGTTTCTGCATACACACCGAGGTGGTTTTCTCAGAGAATCAAAAAAGTTTTAAGAACTAAACACATAGATGACATTACTTATTCGGATGTTATCTAGTGGTCGGCTTTAGAAAACCTCGAAAGGTTAGACCAAAAGAAAAAGATATACCCAAGGGTTATGATTCCAAGTGGGAACATACCTTACACAGTACTATCTTACAAGAGTGGGAACACCACACGAATAAAGTTCCTTACATTGTTGAGCATAATTATGAGCCTGACTTTGTAAAGAAGATAGGAAACAAAGAATATCTTTTGGAAGCAAAGGGTAGATTTTGGGACTATCAAGAATATAATAAGTATGTGTGGGTGCGTAAAGCACTTAAACCAAATCAAGAGTTAGTGTTTTTATTCTTGAGTCCTTATGCTCCTATGCCACAGGCTAAGAAAAGAAAGGATGGTACTAAAAGAACACATGCAGAATGGGCTGAAAAAAATAAATTTATATGGTATAGTGAAGATACTTTACCTAACAACTGGAGAAAAGATGAACTATAAATTTAAAGAAGATAAAATATTAAATGAAATAAAAGCATATATAGGTAACACGTATGACCAACATTATGCTAATGGAAAGTATCAAGCAACTGATATGATAATAGATGCAGGACATGGAGAAGGTTTTGCCATGGGCAACATCATGAAGTATGCTATGCGATATGGACAGAAGGGTGGTAAGAATAAAATGGACTTGCTAAAGATAGTACACTATGCTATAATAGCTATACATTTACAGGACAAAGAAAATGATTGAAGACAAAATAGGAACTAAGCCTTACTTAGGAATTGAAATAGACTACGACAGAGAAAAAACATTTGATAAGTTTAGTCTTGATACATTGAAAGATAGATATCTTTGGGAGAATGAAACACATGCACAAGAAGCATTCGCAAGAGCCTCCGTCTTCGGAGCAACCTTCAAAGGTGAGACAGATTTTGAGTTGGCTCAAAGACTTTACAACTACAGTTCCTCTAGGTGGTTCATGTTTAGCACTCCTATACTTAGTAACGGGGGAACAAGTCGTGGGCTTCCTATCAGTTGTTTCCTTAATTATGTTCCTGACAGTAGGGGTGGTTTATCTGCTCACTATGACGAGAACATATGGTTGGCAAGTTCAGGTGGAGGCATTGGTGGATATTGGGGCGATATTAGGAGTAACGGTATTTCTACTACTCATGGCAGTCGTTCTACTGGTTCAATTCCTTTCATGCATGTAGTTGATTCACAGATGTTAGCCTTTAACCAAGGCACAACAAGACGTGGAAGCTATGCAGCTTACATGGATATAAGCCATCCTGAGATTGAAGAGTTTATAAACATGAGAAAAGAATCAGGTGGAGACATCAACAGAAAGAATCTCAATATACATAATGGTGTCAACATTACTGACTCATTCCTTGAAGCAGTAGAAAAGGATGAAGACTGGAGATTGATTGACCCTAAGAGTAACGAAGCTGTTAAGATAATAAACGCTAGAGATTTATGGTGGCAAATTATTCATGCTAGGGCAGAGACAGGTGAGCCTTACATGGTCAACATAGATACCTGTAATAAATATCTACCTAAAGCACAGAAAGATTTAGGTCTTAAGATTAGACAAAGTAACCTGTGTTCAGAGATTACTTTACCAACAGACGAAGAACGAACAGCAGTATGTTGTTTATCATCCGTAAACTTAGAACACTTTGATGCTTGGTCAAAGGATGATAACTTTATACAAGATTTAATAACCATGCTTGACAATGTTTTACAGCACTACATTGACAATGCAATAGACACAACACAGTTAGGAGAATACAGTGCAAACTTTAAAAGATTTCAGAAGTACGTTAGAGAAGGTAAGGAAGGATTTACTAAGTCTGCGTATTCGGCATACCGAGAGAGAAGTCTCGGCCTCGGTGCAATGGGCTTTCATGCTTATCTACAGGGGAGGAACATTCCTTTTGAAGGAATTTTTGCGACTGGCTTCAACTATAAAGCATTTCTTTATATTAACACTAGAGCAAATGAAGCCACTAAAGAACTGGCTATACAAAGGGGAGAAGCTCCTGACATACATGGGTCAGGTAAGCGTAACGCTAACCTCATGGCTATTGCTCCTAACGCTAGTAGTGGTATTATATGTAGTGGCACTTCCCCTAGTATCGAGCCTTATAGGGCTAATTGCTATACTCACAAGACCTTATCCGGCTCTTACCAAGTTAAGAATAAATACCTTGAAAAGGTTCTCAAGACTAAAGGGTTAAAAGGTAAAGAGTTAGATGAAGTTTGGAAAGATATCTCAGCCAATGAGGGTTCTGTCCAACACTTAGATATACTTTCTGATGAAGAGAAAGAAATATTTAAAACAGCAAATGAGATAAACCAAATATGGATTGTTGAACATGCTGCCAAACGACAGGAGTTTGTGTGTCAAGCACAGTCTGTCAACCTATTCTTTACTTTACCCAAGAGTACAGAGCCACAAGAAGTGCATGATGAATACATGCAGTATGTGAATGATGTACATTGGTATGGTATGAATAAACTAAAATCGTTGTATTACTTTAGAACTAATGCAGCACGTAATGTAGAAAATGTAAACACTAAAGTTCCACGTATAAGATTAGACGATGTGGAATGTATCGCCTGTGAAGGGTAAGGAAAAATTATGAGTCTATTAACAACTAGAGATTATTATAAACCGTTTGAATACCCATGGATGTATGAGTATTACAAACTTCAAAATCAAATGCATTGGATGCCTGAATCAGTTCCGTTGCATACTGATGTAAAAGATTGGCAGGATGTTACTCCTGAAGAAAAACATTTACTTACACAAATATTTAGATTGTTCACACAGTCTGATGTAGATGTAGGTGCAGGATATGTTGACAAGTATATGCCTATCTTTAAGAAACCTGAAGCAAGAATGATGATGTCATCCTTTGCAAACATGGAATCAATACACCAAGATGCTTACAGTTTATTGTTAGACACTGTAGGTATGCCTGAAATAGAGTACAAAGCTTTTGCTGAGTACGAAGAAATGTCTGACAAACACGATTACGTTGGGGAGTTTAAGCCTTTAAAATCTGATAAAAGAACTATAGCTAAAACACTAGCTGTTTATTCAGCCTTCACAGAAGGGTTGCAATTGTTCTCTAGTTTTGCAATCCTCTTAAACTTCCCAAGGTTCGGTAAGATGAAAGGTATGGGACAGATAGTTACCTACTCTATTCGTGATGAGTCAATGCACGTTGAAGCCATGACTAAACTGTTCAGAGAATTTATCCAAGAGAACATAGAGATATGGACAGATGATTTCAAAGCAGAGCTTTATCAAATCTGTAGAGACATGGTAGAATTAGAAGACAAGTTTTTAGACTTAGTGTTTGAAATGGGAGACCTTCAAGGACTAACCAAGAAAGATATGTATGCTTACAATAGATACATAGCTGACAGAAGATTACTTCAGCTAGGACTAAAGACTAACTATGACCAAAAAGAAAACCCGTTGGGTTGGATTGATGAAGTCATGGGTGTTGAGCATCAGAACTTCTTTGAAGGTAGAGCTACAACATATATGAAAGCAGGTCTACGTGGTAAGCAAGACTCTATTACTTTTACGGGAATAGAGAAATGAGGACTAAAAGAAAAGAAGCATTGGTCTTAGGTTACAAATTACTTTACGATAGGTCAGGTAAATTAGTATCAGAAAGAACATCAACTGATATTTCAAGTCTTAAAAATTACTTAACTAAAGAAGAGTTTCATACTTTAGATACAGTTTTAAGAGAAGCTACTCTTAAACTAGACGGAGTACACGCATACTTGGAAAACTATTTAAGTGCAAGAGTTATGACTGAGAAATAGTAAATGTTTGAACCTTGTTCTCTTTACCCTTTACATGTATAGACTTTAAAAGTTTTAAGGATATAGCACTCTCAATTGCAGTGTTATATCCTATTACTATATCCTCTCCTAATTCTTTAGTAGAGCTTTCTAATCTAGCTGCAAGATTAACAGCATCCCCAATTGCAGAGTAATCAAATCGTGAATCACTTCCCATATTACCTATTACAGCTTCTCCTGTGTTTATCCCTATACCTATGTCTATTCCTAAATCGGCTTCAGCCATATCTTGTTTTATTTTCAAGGCTGTTTGAATTGCTTTGGTTTCGTGTTGTTCTAAATCTATAGGTGCATTAAAGATAGCCATCATTGCATCTCCTATATACTTATCTACCATACCACCATACTCTTTAACTGCATTAGCTTGTATAGTTAGAGCCTTATTCATTATTTCTGTAACTTGTTCGGGTTCAAGAGTCTCTGACAAGCTTGTAAACCCACGCACATCTGTAAATAAAAACGTACAACGTCTTCGTTCTCCTCCTAACTTCAGGAGTTCAGGATTATCTTGTAGTTGTTTTACTTGCCTTGGGTCAAGGTAATGCTCAAATTGTTTCTTGATAAGTTGTCTTAGCTTGAATTGTGTTCTAAAGTTTAAATAGAATTGTAGGGTAGCAATAAGTGTCATACTTATTAAAGACCATGTAACATCTATGAGTATGTTCTTTTGTATGACATTGTATCCAACATAAGCCACAGAAGACATTAAAATTATAACTGATACGATTCCCCATGTAATACCTAAACGTGCTATTAGAAGAGCTGTCAGTAAGCCTGAGAGGCATAATAGTAATAGCTCAACAAACAATCTATAGTCAGGTATGTAAGGAGTATCCATTAACATACTTTCTGATAAAGCTGCTTGTATTTTATGTGGCTCTAGTAAACCTACGGGTGTTGCGAGTTGTGGAGATATTCCTTTAGCTGTGAATCCTACGAACACAAACTTATTAGCTACATCTAATTCTTCTAGTGTAGTCTGTGGTGTATCAACCCAACTAATCCATTTACGACCAAGACTATCTGTGGCAATGGGTGGAATGCCTCTCACTCTAACCTGTTCTATTCCATTCAGATTTGTGACAATCTGATAAGTTCGACCACCTCCTAGTATTTTTAAAACTTCCGTTCCAAACGAAGCGACCCACCCATTATTAGTTTGCTGTAGTAGAGGTATTCTCCTTACTAAATTATCTACGTCTACTGGTGCAGAGATAGCACCTTGATTAGCTGATTGTTTTAAAGGCTCTATGTTCTCTAAAAAGCCTTGAGCTTTTGGTAAAGATACTATTGGACCTTTGATAACTGTACCAACTGTCTTTGGATAGTTACCATTGTTTACTTCAGGCATGGCTATGACACTTGGAGAGCTTTGTAAAGCTTTAGAAAACTCATCATCTCCACCTAGTCTATCTGCATGTGGGAATAACATAACCCAACCAACACCTAAAGCACCAGCGTTTATTATATCATTGTGAATCTTTGCAAGTGTTTCTCTAGGCAAAGGATATCCACCCTGTTCATCTAGGAATTGTTCGTCTATGTTGAGGATTGTAAAATATCTGGTAGGCTCTGGTGTAGTTACAACAGCATCAAAAGTTTTTAATCTCAAGACTTCTAATGGAAGGGCGTTATAAAGTAAAGGAATTGTAAGTAAAGATAATAAACCTATTGACCACTTCATGTTAGTCTCCTTGCGTTATAGTTATACTAGAGTTACCACCACCGTTGACAACTATCTGTGTACTCTTACCGTTCTGTATCATTACAATAGTGTAAGCATTTGATTTGTCTAGTTCTAACTTAATAGTATCTTCTAAAGATTTGTAAAATGTTATGACGTTATCAGTCATAAAAGTATTTATCTGTGTCTCACTATCGTAACCAATTTGCGTACCTTTCAGGTCTACATCAGACTTTAAAAGTGTTGAAGTTTGGTCTAGCTCGTTTACATCCTCTATAATGTTTAACAAGTCTTCAAGAAAATTTACATCAAGATAGTTAATGTCAAGCTCAGTAAATTCTAGTTCATCTTCTGCTAAGTAATCTACTTCTAAATCATCAAACTCAAGGTAGTCAACATCAAGAAGATTAGTGTTGCTCCCTCCATCTTGTCTTTCATTCTCTTTTATTTCCTGTGGTTGGTTTACTATTAACATGTTATCAATTAACTCAAGAGTCAAGTCAAGGATAACGGGATTAGTGGGTTTAGTTTCAAACATAGAAACTGTAGTAGCTTGGTAAGGCTTGTTAAGAACTACCTGTCCCATAGCTGTAGCAACAACAATCTCTCCACTTGGAAGACCGTCATCATCAGGTAATAATATGATTAGACTTCTACCTAACTCATCAACAGTCACAGTAAAGTCTGTACCACGTATACCTATCGTGGCACTTGGAGTTTGTATAGATATGTTTTCTTTATCTATAGATGCTAACTTACCTGTGATAAATCTTGCAGTACCACTTGCAAATTGTAAAGACATCTTAGACTTAGAAGGGTCAGGGTCATAGATAAATTCATCTATAATTAATTCAGAATGCTCTGTCAATCTAACTTGACTGTCATCTAAAAAAGTAATGCCCAATCTCCCATTAGAAGTTTGGACATTATCGTAGCTGTTGATGTCTAGGTCTATAGAGGCTTGGAAGGTTTCATTTCTTACAACTCTACCTGTTCCGTTTAGTTCAGTTATGTTGCCTATATTAGCAACCGACTGCTGTTCCCCCATCGTTTTGAATGACGCAAATAGTGCCACTAGAACCATCAGATGTAATTTGTAACCAGTCATTGTCTAAAGTACTCAGTTGTTGTATGTTAAATGTTCTAGAGTTACCTACTTGATTTAACTTAAAGTAACCACCTGCATAACCTTGACCTGTAAAGTTTACAGTATTATCGTTACCATCTACATTTACATCATTGGTTGCATCAGCGTTATTAATATTAAAATCAAATGTGTTACCACTACCATCTATAACCCAATCAATATCTGCGTTACTTGCTAAAGATGTTGTAGCTAAGTCAAGTGTAAAAGTGTTTGTGCCACCTGTTACATCTACATTAACATCTGAACCATCAGCACCATAGGTATTAGTAGGGTCTATCTGTACATTAAACACGTTAGTAGAACCATCAAACTCCCAAAAACCTACAAAGTTATCAGCAGTAATATCTCCTAAGAACTTATTGTTTGAGCCTATTTGATTAATATCAATAGTCTGTGTACCACCATCTAAGTCTAGTGCAGTCATAGTACCAGCAATTGCATCTGCTCCACCTATGATGTTACCTGAACCTAATTGTTCAGCATCTAAGTTAAACGTAGCACCTGATTGGTCTATGTATATTTCGTTGTCAGCCCCGTATAGCAGCGATGCACTTGTCATCACAACTAGGCTTAATAATTTTATTCTGTTCATATTTCCAATAGCCTCTCTCTATTCCAATATTTATAATATTCAACACTCCAGTCTCTACAGCTTTTTGTAATGCTATAGAAACACTTTCGTTCTCTGATATACCACCTTCTATCTCTACTAGCTCTGTGCCAGTCTCAATAAAACGAAATACATCTTGAGAAACACTTGTAGATAAAATGCTTTTGGATACTAATGTTTCCATAAGAACTTCACCAGTAGATACAGATACTAACCTTAAAGATATAGTAACTGTGTCTTCTCTAAACTGCTTACTTGTTCCGATACCTAAGTACCTTGCACCAGAACCTCCAGATTTTAGATTAGCTTCATAACTAATCACGCCACCTTGGACTAACAACCCTGCAAATAACAGAGGTTGCATCTTATTATCTTCTTTAAAATCTTTACGTGTGCTACGTATGAGTTGTCTTTCTTTTGTTAGGTCATCTAAACCTACACGTTCTACAACTCTAAAAAACTTTCCACCTGCTGTATGCTTAAAAGCTCTAATAAGAAAAGCTTCAGGTGCTTGTGTTACAGCAGTACTGAACAAAGCAAAGGTACTATTACTCCTACGTTGTCCTGTCAAATCCCTAAAACTATCAGGGTATATAGCTATTGTTGGTCTTATTTTAGCTGGTGGTAAATTTCTTAACTCTTCTGATTGTAAATCTAATGTAGAACTAGACTGGACTTTTTTAGTTAAAACTAAATCTCCACTCTCTTGTACTACTGCACAACTAGAAAGTAAAGTTACCAACAGGCAAAGATATAGTCGTTGTATTGCCATCACTGTCCGTTATAGTTAAAGTTATTATTCCGTCTTCTACATTGTAAACAATTGTATTGCCTTCTAAAGTCAATGTACCACTATCAGAAGGAACTTCTCCAAACAAGTTTTCTACTAACTGTCTTGATAACTGTGAGTATATCCTAGACTCTAAGTTTCTTATAAATCTTGCAAGTGTTGTATTCTCTTTGTCTCTTTTTATTTGGTCTTGTAAAGCTTTTATCTCTGCAGCCAAGGCTTGTTTCCTATTGAACTCTTGGTTTTGAATTGTAAGATAATGTGAGCTAGTGTTCACACCACTAAAACTAGGACTCTTAAACTTATGTACCATCTCATCTGCAATACTTCCTACAGACCAAAACATAATTAACATGGTCCAAAAAAACATACAGAACTTACAGTTCCTTATAGTTTTATTGCTTTTAAATGTTGGTTTTAGTTTCATAATCTTTAAAATATTTGTGAGTTTATCCAAAAAGCACCTAGCATAAAGCCAAATACTACTACTTGTACGATAGAGGCTATAGTAATTTGTTTCATAGGGTGTACATCTACAACCTTTTCTATCCAAGCTTCACTCGGAGAAAGATTAACTATTTGTAGTATTTTTTTATTAGTCTTTTCGCTGGTCTTTCTTTCCATCTGCTCTCGCTATCCTATCTATATCGGGTTTCAAACCCATTGCTGCACGACACATAGCGTCTATTCTAATCATGTCGTTATCCATCTGTCTTATTCTATCTATTAATGCAACTATCATACCATGTTGCGTATCTAACTTCTTATGTATGTCTGCTATCAAAGATTTAAAGAGTACCCATACAAGATAACCTAACCCTGCTGCTCCTGCTGCTGGTATACCTATGGTTTCTATTGCTTGTACCCAATCGTTCATATTACTTCTTAACTAAACTACCACCAAAGTACATACCTATAATAGCTGATACTAAGTTGGTGTCTAATTGTGTAATTACAAGGCCTTGAAATGTAATCCATTCAAAAACATCTCTTCCTTCTTTAAAAAACCAAAATCCCGGTTGAAAGTTTGTATAACCTACGGTAACATCTACAGCAGGATAATAAACAGCTACAAGTTTAGGTAAAACAACAATAGCAAACACTGATGTCAATGCTATTATTCTTCTTGTCCACTGAAATCCTTTATCTTTAACATCTCTTGCAGCTTTACGAGCTTTCATTTCAAACTCGCCACGTGTTATAAGAAGTTTTTGATGGTCTTGTTTAGCCTTACGACTCTCTGCCCATACACTCATAACCCCACCAAGTACAGTAGAGCCTAACATAGTTATTATCTCAAAGGGAAAACCCATTAATTTTTCCAGTCTTTAGGAGTTAAACTATCTAATAACTTTGTATAATATATATCATTTTTAGGTAAATACTTTAAAGGTTCATCGTTAGATACATAATGGTTTAAATAAAAAATTTCTTCATCTGATAATTTTTTTAAATAGTCTGTTACTTTTTTGTTTTTACTTAAAAGAAAATCTTTTTTATTATAAATATCTACAAATTTATTATTAAAATTATTTCCTATAGTTTCAATTTTTTTAAAAGTTTGTTTTTGAGCTAATTTATAAGGTAATACTATAGTATTTTTATCTTTAGAAGATTTAATTACTTTTTTAAGTATTCCTCCTGCACTTTTTTGTTTTCTTTTATTTTCTTGTGGTATTAGATGTGCGTATCTATTTTTTATATTAATTGTTTTTTCTGCATACTTAGGGTCAGTAGCATATCCTGAAGTAGATATAGCTGTCAAGTACTCATCAGAATTTTTTGCTTGTCTTATACTGTCATATCTTGGAGCTAACACTTTTTCTTTATAACCTACAAAAGATTCTGCTAAATTATCATACACTCTAAAAGGTTCTTTATACGTTCCTTCTAATCCTTCTACAAACTCTTGTGTAGACATTTTAACTGATTTTTGTCCTGCTTTTCTTTCACTAGCTCTATTAACTTTTATACCTAATGGGTTTTTATATTTTGTTGTAAGCTCTGACTCACCATGTCCTGATTCTAAACTAGCTTGAGCAGCTACTGCTTCAGGAAAATCATTACCAGCTTCTTTAGCTAATTTATAAAATTTAAGATACATAGCTTCGTCTTTTTTTAAAGTACTACCACCTTTACTAAACCCTAGTCTTTCCATTTGTTCTTTAGGCTGTAACATTTTTGTTGCTTCTTGTAAAGCCTTTTGCAATCCAGTCAAACCTTTTGATGTTTGACTATAGCTTTCTTGCATCACAGGATTTTTTCTATCTGCAGGGTCTTCTTGTACATTAGGAACTTTACCACCTGTTTTATAATTTTCTCTTAAATCTTTTTTAATATCTTTTATTTGTTGTTTTTGTTTTTTATAATATAAAGGACTTATTTGTACAGGTATACGACTCATCTCTCTATCAATAGCCATTATGTCTTTGTATATTTCTTCATAAGTATCAAAGTCAGGTGCAGCATCTAACATCTTTGCACGTAAACTATCACTAAGACCTATAGGTTCATAGTTTGAACCGTACATCACAGCTACTCTATCTTTTTTAGATACATTTGTATTTCTAATAGTAGAGTAAACATCTATGTCAAGTTTTTCTAATGACTTAGTATTTTTATGAAACTTAATATAACTTTCGTAATGTTCATTACTTCTTTTTAAGTACTCACCAACAAAAGTATCACGGTCTAGTTCTTGTCCTATGGCACTAGTAATAGAAGACTGTGCTTTTCTTTTACTTTTTAAATAATCATTAGCTTTAAACTCATACATTTTTGCAGCATACTCAGGATTAATAGGTTGCATTCCCCAGCCTGTAACAAACTTTAAGAATGCTTGTGCTTCATATTCATCTTGGTCATATGGAGTTTTACCCTGTTTATTTGTTAATGTTTTATGTAAATCTTGACCCCTAGTAATAGAACCCGGAGTTATACTTTCTAAAAGATTAGCCATTAAAATAGTAATATTTTCTCCATCTAGTAAGTTATCTGCATAGTTTCCACTATCATTAAACTTAGATAATCTATTAAATGGATTTCTCATTAAGTTACCGTCTAAAGTTCTACCACCTCTTAAAACATAATTACTAATTTGTTCTTGTATAATAGATTCTCCTAAAAACGGAGAAACTGTTTCTGATATAGTTGTAGTTAATATGTCTTTAAGTAAACCTTCTTCATCAAGACTATCTTCAGCCATGTACTTATTTATTATAACTTGAAAAGGTTTTTTAGGAAAGTCAAAAGCATCCCAGCTACTAAGGTTAGAAACTACTGGAGAACCATCAGGAGCTACTGAAAGAATAACATTAGAGTTTTGCATATAGTCAGGTAATACTAAGTCTTTAATAGCGTCTAAAGTGTCTGTAGCTATACCTGTAGTAGCTTTACTTACTGTTTCAGCTCCTTTAGCACCTGCTCCTGCCATTGCAGTAAAAGCTCCTAAACGAAGTGTTCCTCTTTTTATAAACTCTTGACCTGCTTTTTGTTCACCTTGTTTTATTAATGCCTTACCTTTACTTACTTCTTTAATACCGTTAGTAATAGAGTTAGCTGATATCCTTGTAGACTCTGCCATAAATGAAAAGAAACGACCAAAGAAAGGAGTACTTCTTAATTCTTTTAAAAGTTCAGGAACTAAATCATAGTTAGGTAAAACATCTCTAACCATTTTAGCTGCTTCTTCTTTTAGTTGTTGTTCGCTAAGTTTAAGTCCTGACTCTTTAGAGTACATGTTATTAATCTTTTCTAAGTTTTTCTTTTCTCTAAAATACATATTTACTTTAAAGAAATCATCTTCAGCTATATAAGCATTTTGCCACTTCTCAGCGTGTTTACTTATTCCTGTTTTATTTAAAAATCCTTTTGCTAAATTAGCAGGAACATCTAATACACTTTTAGATTTTATTCCTTGTAAATCTGATGCTAATCCTTTTAAATCTCTAGCTACAACACCTTTATTTAACAGACCTAAACCACTTAATTCTTCATGTAGTTTTTGTAGCTCTACATTGTTTTTTGTTCTAGCTCTTAAAATACCTACAATTTCTTTTGTTTGTTTAATATCAAAAACATTTACTCCGTTTGCTAATGACATTTGAACACCACCAGCTACATTCTTAACATGAGTAGTATGTGACCATACAGTTTTAGCAGCCTGTGATACTCCTTTTAAAAGAGCTAAGTTTCTGTATAAAGAAAAATTTAATAAACTGTCTGATACTGTTTTGTGATTACTAAAGTATTTAAACAACTCAGGTGTCGTTGCTCTTCCACTTAGCTTACCATAACCTTCAGGAATAACTTCTGAATATAAAGAAGTCCTATCTGTTTTAAAATAAATACCAGCACCACCTTCAAAAGCATCATCATAAAACTTTACATTTTCTACATAGTTACCAAGTTTAATAGTAGACTGTATAAGACTTTTAGTTGGGTCATCTATTTCTCCCATTAATTTTCTTAACGGAGAAGGAATATTTTCTTTACCATTAAGTATTTCTTTTCTAATCTTACCAAACTTATCAGTGCTTCTAGTAAAATCTGTTCCTTTTTTTACGTCTAATATATCTGCTATTTCTGTGTCAACTTTTGATTTAACATCTGCAGGAAGCATTCCGGGATTTTCAAGTTCTATTTTACTTGTTAAAAAATCTTCAGCTTCTCTAAGAACACTTGTTTTAGGTGTGTAGTTAGGGTCTTCAAATAATTGATAAGACCTTCTAACATAAAAACCCATTTGGTCTTGATAAATCTTTTTCTGTGCCTCGTTAAGAGTACCAGTATCTATCATTTGTTTAGTTAAATTATCTTGAAGATTTCTAGCTTTTCTTAAAGGGTCTTGTAGTTCTTTAGGAAAAGATTTTAATTCTTTTTCAAATGTTGGTTGTTGTCTTTTACCAACACTAATTCCCCCTTTACTTGTAACTAATGTTGGGCTTCTAAAGTCTGTAAATAAAACATCACTTATTTTGTCGTTTAGTTCTTCTTTGTTTTTAAATTTATTACTTGTTTCAAGAACACTTTCTATAGCAGTGTCTAAATTATAAGCTACATTAGTAATAGTATCATTCCATTTTTCTTTTAAGTTTTCGTTTTTTAAATACTTTTCATGTAGCTGTAAAGTTTTATTACCTTGAGTAGTAAAAGCTTTTCTTCTATAAATTTCAAAATTACGTAATATAGGATTAGCAGTAAACATTAAGTTAGTATCACTAACATATTTACTAATAAATCCGGGCTTTAATGCGTCTATATCTGCTGTAGATGTAGCCTTTACTACTCCATCTGCTATATCTTTATTTCTATCTTTTATTAACGCTTCTGTTTGATACTTGTTTAGTTCTATATTTTTTTCTAATTGATATATAAATTTATCTACTGTTTCTTTTCCTGATGCTTTAACATCATCAAGCATAGTTACAAAAGACTCTTTACCTTTAGCTAACTTAGCTAGTGTGTAGTCTTTACCTTTTTGAATTGTTTTGCTTTTTCCAGCTATTTTTCCACCAGCTCCAATAGCTCCTACAAAAGCTAAACCATCTCCTAACATTAACATTCTATTTTTTAAATTAGAATTTTCTTGTCTGTCTTGAAGCAAATATTGTTTTACGTCTGCTAACATTTCACTGTCATCAGATATAAGACTTCCTATGGCTTCGGGTATTAAACCTTCTTCATAAGGATTAAAACCTACTTGTGTTCCTACTTCTCCAGCAACAACAGCTTGTTTTGTTCGTTGACTAGGAGTAATAAACTTTTTAAATTTACTAGTTCCTTCTTTTATTTTTTTAGGTGCATCTGCAACCCATTTAACTTTACCAGCTCCAATAATAGCAGTACCTAATCCAACAATATCTCTAACTATCTCTCCTTTCATTGATTCAGGTTGTTTAATAGCTGGTACAAACCTTTCTCCTCGTTGTACCATTTCAACATTGTCTTTACCAGTAACTGTTTCAAATACAGTCTTTAAAGCTTCATCTTGTTTTGTATATACTTTTTCTTTAAACTCTTGTGCAGTTTTAGTTTTACCTAATGCAGAATATTTTAGTTTAGTATCAACTAAAAGCCTTCCTAAGTCTACAGTTTCAGTAACAAGGTCTGCTCCTACGCCTACTACAGTTCTACCAAAGTTAGAAAGCTTTGTAGTATTCATTTTTTGTTCTTCTTGAGTTAATTCTTCTCCTTCTTTAACTTCAACAAGATTGCCTTCTGCGTCAACTTTATACATTTATTCGCTTTCTTCTTCTTTAAAAACAACATTAAAATTAGACATTAATTGATTAATTGCTGAAGTATAATAGTCTCCCATATCTTTATATTCAAAAACTTTACCTTTTTTTATGTCTGATGAGTCTGCAAATTCAGCAATATTACTTTTAATTCTTTGTTCTACTTCATAGTCATCAAATCTAGCAGTTACCATTTTGTACATTTCAAACTTAACCGAGTCTATACCTGCATTTCTAACATCGTTTTCTAATTTTACTTTAACTTTATGCATAGGATGTTCTTTTCCTTTACCTGACTCAGTTATTATTTTATCTAAATCTGCAAGTTCAAATATATTTCTACGTAATTGACGTACTTTTGCATCTCCTGTTCCATTTGCTTCATCTATAGCATTTGCTTTTTCAAGATAATAATTCATATATTGAGGAGTCCCTACTTCAGGTATCTTTCTAGATGTACCATCTGTAGTTCTGTTAGACCACTCTTCATCAAAAGCACGACTAACTACTTTATTTTTTTCTACTATAGGATTAAAGTCTACTTGAGAATTTACTATATGTGTTTGTAGTTCAGATTTAGTCCAGTTAGTTTTTTTACTAGTGTCTAAAGAAGATATTACACTTCTTCTAGCTGGGTCATTAGGATTAACAGTTTCAGATAAAAATACTAAAGCTTCGTCTTTATTATATGTAAATGCTTTAGGGTCTCTATACATCTCTATTTGTTCATCAGATGTAAGAGCATCAGGTGTTAATAAATAATCATAAACACTTCTAGTTGCCATGCTTTTAGCTGCTGCTTGTTGTTTAGGAGTTAAAGTTTCTTTTCCTTTTCCTGTAATTTTACTCCATGCATTATGTATTAAACTAATGTTTTTAGGAGCTGCTATATTTTCTTGTTGATTAGCATAGTAGTCTTCAAAAGGTTTAAAGAATTGTTCTTTAGTCATTCTTTCATTTATATTACCACTTTTTAATTTTGTCTCGTGTAATTTTTTTAACGCTGCTTCATACTCATCAATTTCTAATTTCTTTTTAGCTCTTGAATCTTCTGTAACTCCATAAGTTTCAAAGTAATTAGAATTCTTTTTATTAAACTCTGATTCAGCTTGTTGTCTAAAGTAAAATGGGTCAGCTTTATAAGCTTCGTCTTCTGTCATTAATTTATTATATTTGTCCCACTTTTGAGTTAGTCCTGCTAGTTCAAAAGTACGTTGAGTTTCATTTTCTTGTAAATTTTTTAAAACATTATTTTGCATAGAAGATTCTTTTGCATTCCATAATGCAGTTCCTATCAATACATTTCTACGTCTTTTGCTATCGTTAGATGAACCACTAAAAAAATCAGCAGCTATATCTTTAAAAGTACCACCAGTACTTCCTTGATTTTGTCTAGTTAATAATCCACTTAATATTTCTTTTCCGGCCATCTTATTCCTCTCTTGCTAATAAGCTATTACTTTTTACTTCTTCTACTTTTTCTAAGATACTAGGTTCTATTTTTGTTTCTTCTATTACTTCTCTAACTTCCTGTGGGACTGACTGTGGGCTTACTCTTTGAGCAGCTTGTTTTCTCATAGCATCTAATGAACCTATGCCTTCTTCTATTTGCTGTATAGCTTTGTCTCCTAGTATTTCTTCTTCGCCTACTTCTTCTGCAGAATCCATAACAAAGTCTAACTCTGCTTTTTCTGCTAAAGCCATTACCATATACATAGTTGGCTCCATTAATAACATCATTAAATCAGGATTCCATTTACCTTCAGTAAAACCAGTATACAAAGTTATAGATGCAATGTCAATAACACCAATACCTTTACTTAAAGATAATAAAATATTAGCAGTAGTTTCAGGGACTGTTAGATTTTCAAAAACGTACAACATAGCTTCTTTAGAGTTAGTAAACTCAGGAGCTTTTTCCCAGTTATAAGGTTGACTAGGGTCGTTTGTAAGGCTTTGACCCGGAATAGGTCTTCCTCTTTCCATGTTTCCTTGCACAAACTGTGCTGCTTTTTCTGTCATTGCCATAATGATTTCCTATATTTTAATTGGTTGATATACGTTTTGTAAGTATGATGGTGAACCTGTTCCGTATAGTGTTTGATTTGCTAGGTCTGTAAAGCTTCTCATGTTAGTTAAGTTTGCATAACCCGGCTGTGCTTGTACAGCAGCTAGATGATTGCCTTGAGCTGCAGTCATCATTGGTTGTCCTTGAGCTCCTCTACCTAAACCCATTACTTCTTCGTCTTCCATAAGACTTCTATTTACAACACCAGTTAAAGCTCCTTGTGCTAAGTCAGGTACAAAGTCTCCTTTAATATAGTCTCCTGCTTCTTTTGCTTTAGTTCCTACATAATCTACAGTAGAGCCTACAGGGTCTGCTGCAAACTTTTGAAATCCTGTAGCACTTTCTTGTGCTAATTTAGTTCCTTCTACACTTGATTTAGGCGAAATAAATTCTTTAGTAAAGTCTATTCCTTGACGAGCCATTTCTGTTTGAGATGCAGTAGCAGCTTGTTCGGCTGTTTTAACACTTTCAGCTATTTTATTTACGTCTAAAGCAGGTTGTTCTAAATATTTAAAAACTTCTCCTGTTGTTTGTTTATAGACTTCTTCATTAGAAATACTATTAACTACAGTATCTGTAAGGCTAGGATTAACTTCTACAGGAAGTTTACCTTGATTAAGAAGACTTTCTTGTCCTCCTACCCAGTTATTAAACCTTTCAGCATTAGTTGTAGACTCAGCTATTAAAGTTTCTACACTAGCTCCGGTAGAGGTTACAGTTGCATCAACTCCTTTTTTAGCAGCTTCAGTAATAACAGCAGTGCTATCTGTTGCACTTTTAACATCTGCAGCAGTCTTTGAAACTTCTGAAGCTTGTTGTGCTACGTTGGCAACATCTGCAGTACTTTTACCAGCACCAAACGTACTTTTAGCCCACCCACTAAGTCCTTTAGCAACAGCACCCATAGCAAAGTATAAACCTACCATTCCTAGTATGCCTCCTACTTTTTGACCAAACACTTTGTTTAGTTTCTTTTTTACTTTCCTACCTACTTTTCTTAAAAATCCCATATTGTTTCCTTTTACTTTGCTCTAGTTCCACCTTGATTAGATGAGCCACCACTATAACCACCAGTCAATCCACTTCTATATGAACCACCCAATGTATTTATTAAACTTGATAAATAATCATCATACTTTTCACCAGCTTTACCTTCATTTGCAATAGCTGTTGAAAGTATTTGAGCCTGTCTATTTAATTCGTTTTCACCTGCTCTAAAATCAAAGTCTGCTTGGTCTCTAAGTTCCTGCCATAAAAATGACTGAGATTGCATAGACATACCAAAAGCATTCTGTGCGTTTTGTGCATTTATTTGATTCTGTGCAGCAGTATTAATTGTATTTGCCTGTCTTCTCCAAGCAACATTAGAAGCCTCAACAGCAGCAGAGTTCTGTGCATTCCAGCTAGCTCTTGCAAAGTCCTGTTGAGAATTAAACTGGTCTACTTGAGCTGTAAGCTGTGCATCAAACTTACTTAAATCAGCATCTCTTCCAGCTCTTCTAGCTTCTGCAGCATTGTTTTGAGAAGCATTAAACTGCTCCATTGCATTGTTTTGTGAAGCATTGTACTGACTCATTTGTGCATTAAGATTAGCCATAAACTGATTAGTTTGATTTTCACTTGAAGAATTAAATTGTTTTGATGCATTTTCAGCAGACTGATTAGACAATAATCTTTGTTGTTCTTGTTGAGCCTTCATCATATTAGATTGCTGTTGATTAGAAAGATTAGCCATATCCATTTGTAAAAAGTTTTGAGCATTACTAACTGCTAACTTAGTTCTTTGGTCTACTGTAGCTAAATCTAAAGATGCCATAGCTGTAGCATTTTGCATAATAGATTGTTGTTCAGCATTCATGTTTGTAATAGCTACTGTTTGCATAAACTTACTATTAGCTAATACTCTTTGTTGGTCAGCATTAAAGTTTGCCATATCCATACCAGCAGTTGTTGTAGCATTATATATAGCAGTTTGTTGGTCAACATTAAGCTGTGCAAGTCCCATATCTTTAGCAATGTTAGCTTGTAAAAGATTAGTCTGCATGTTCTTATTAAGATTTGCAAGTTCTGTTTGTTGTTCAGCACTAAGATTTTCTGAACTAGCTTGATTAAGAGCTGATAAGTTTGCAAGTCTCATTTGTTGGTCATTAGATAAATTAGCTAATTCCATTTGTTGTTTAAAACCAGCATTCTTAGCTAAGAAATCAGCAGCTACTTGCATCTCTGCCATACGACTTTGATTCTCTGCAGACTGGTCTGCTCCAGCTCTAGCAGCATCTATCTGAAGCTCTGCCATGTTTAGCTGTTGCTCATTGCCAAGATTTTGCATGTTCATCTGCTGTTGGTTTTGAACATTAGTTACTGCAGCTTGTTGTCTATTCTGCAGGTTTTGCATTCTCATTTGTTGCTGTTGGTCAGCAGTAGTCATTACAGCTTGTTGGTTAAACTGACTTTGCATTGTTCTCATTTGCTGAGACATCTGTGCAGTTTGACTTGCAGCATCTTGACGGTTTGCCAAGTTCTGCATTCTTAATTGTTGTTCTTGAGTAGCTTGTTGTAAGTTTGCCTGTTGTTGGTTACTTAAGTTTTGGGCTGCTCTAGTTTGTAAAGCTTGTGCATTGCTTTGTGCCATTGGCATAGCACTTTGAATAATAGAGTTAAACAAAGCATCTCTACCTACAGTAGAAACACTTAAGCCTCTTTGAGCCATTTGAGCATTCATTGCATCTACAGCAGGTTTAGCCCACATTGGAATCTTACCGTCTTCCATGCCTCCTAATAAAGTTTCCATCTGTGAAGATACTAAAGCTTCTGTAGGTAACGCAGCAATAGCAGCATTAACTTCTACAGGATTTGTATCTACTTGAGCTTCTACAGTTGCAGGGTCTTCTACAATAGCAGCAGCAATGTCAGGTGGCATATTACCAACCTCTGCAATCATTTCTGCAGCAGCACCTTTTGCAGCTTGTCCTGTTACTGCTCTTTGTTTAACAGCATCATAACTAACTACTCCTAAAATTTCAGCAGCTTTTCCGTCTGTAGCAGGAATACCTGTAATAGCCTCACGTTCCTTTTTCTCTGCATCAGGAGTTTCTGATACATTAACATCAGAAGCTCTAACGCCTCCTTCTGTGACAAAAGCTCCTGAAGATAAAACACCTTCAATATCTTTTGCTTTAGCACCTTCTGCGACCTTTTGTGAAATACTTGCAAAAGTTGCAGGGGTTGTTAAATTCCTTATTTCAGTAACTTTAGCTTTTGCTCCTTCAGATAACTCACCTAAAGCAGCTTTAACTTCAGGACTTTGGTCTACTATTGTAGCCTCATAAGTATCTGCTTGTACTTGTTCTGCAACTGTACCTTCTGTTACAGCACCAGTTGAAACTGTTTCATCCTTAACTGCTTTAGCACCTTCTGTAGTTACTTTTGTAGTATCAGCCATTTTCAGTAGTAACTTGGTCTCGTACTATAGGCTCTCCAGTTTCAGGGTCTATTCCTCCTACTTGTTCAGCATCTTTAAGTTTAGCACCTTCAGGAACTTCTCCTCTTGCAGCAGCTTCAGTTTGTAATCCTGTTTCTCTAATTCTTTCTTTTCTTGCAGCTTCTAATGCAGCGTCTTTTTGATAAGTACTAAAAACTGTTCCATCTTCTTGTACAGGAGTTTCTGTTTTTCTTTCTATTTCAAGGTTTGTAGAAGGAGCTGTAGTTGGTGCAGGAGTAGGGGCTGCTGTTGGTGCTGCTGTTGGAGCTGCTGTTGGAGCTGCTGTTGGTGCAGGTGTTGGTTCATTTTCTCCCGGACCACCTTGTCCACCACCTACGCCACCTATAGACATTGGTGGGTCTCTTCTTTCTTCAGGTGCTTTTACTGGTTTTTTTACTGGTTTTTTTTGTTTTTTTTTGTTTCATATTTAATTCCTTTACTGGAGTTATGTTTGGAGCAGGTGTCGGTGCTGCTGTTGGGGCTGGAGTCGGTGCTGGGGTAGGAGCAGGAGTCGGAGCAGGTTTCTTTGGTGGTACTGTTTTCTTTGGTGGTGTCTTTGCTGTTTCTTTCCTAGGTGGTACTGTTTTCTTTGGTGGTGTCTTTACTGTTTCTTTCCTAGGTGGTACTGTTTTCTTTGGTGGTGTCTTTACTGACTTTTTTTTAGAAGACGTTGCTGATTTAGCACTGCTTTTATACTTCTTTAATATATTGTTACTTCTTCTATCCACTTATAAATCCCTTTATACCTATTTTACTTGACTTCAAAGAGTTTGTCAAGCTTTTCTCCGATTTTATCTATTCTATCCATGAGGATTCCCATGTCATCTCTAACTTCATTTTTAGTTACGTAGTCTTTTGCAATCTCTTCACGTGTTTTATTCAAGAGAATGTCGAGTCGTTTAGACTCTTCAGTGTTTTGTCTGATGCTGTAAAGCACTGGAGCTAACACCAAAGTTATAAAGATATTCCAAAATAAATATGGTGTTAATTCCATTGTACTTAACTGTTATCAGTTATGTATGTCTTACCAGTTGCAACTGCTGTAGTATAAGATGTTTTATCATCTGAACTACCAGCTACGTCTGGAGTATCGTCATCTGAATCAACAGGTTCATAGGCTAATACTAGTTCTATGTGGTCTACGTTCCTTTGTACCATATCGTTAATGTCAGATTGCTCCATGCCTTCAACATCCCAAGTTCCACCGTTTACACCGTTGATAAGTGTTACGCTATCTGTTGCTGCTGTTAAGACTTCGCTTACTGTTTGTGCCATATTATTCTCCTTTTAAAGTTTGTATTTCGGCTTTTAATTCATCTACTTGCGTAGACAGTTCTTGTACTGCTTTAGTTAAAATTGGTATTAAATAACCTTCAGCAATTTCTTGTTGTCCTGTATGGTCTAACTCATGCCACATTTTAAAACCATTAGTAATTTCATCATGATTATCAATAACCTCTTTAACTTCTTGAGCTATAAAACCATGTTGAGTTTTTTCATTTTTATATGCTTCTGTAGAGCCTTCTTCATAACCTTTAAAATTATCAGGTATTTCGCCTTTAGTTTTGTAATTAAAAGTTACTGGTCTTAAATCGTTTATGAAACTTAATCCTGCTTCAGCATCTTTTATATCTTTTTTAACTCTTATGTCAGAAACTGCTGCCCAAGATGTGCCACCAAAAGCCAATCTACTATCAGTAGAACCTCCTCCAAGAGTTGTAAAGTTTGCAGCACAATCTAAATTATATCCGAAACCATGTTGGTCATTAGCAGTAGCACTAGTTCCTGTGTTGTAAGCACCAAACATAGTATTAGCTATACCAGTAGTTAAATCAGGTGTTTGATAAGTACCTGAATTGTAGCCTACTAAAGTATTTCCAGAAGCTGTAGTTAAGTTATCTCCTGCAAAAGTACCTATAAGAGTATTAGCTCCTCCAGTAGTTACTTTAGCTCCTGCATCATACCCAACGGCTACATTACTTGATGCTGTTGTTTGTGATTCTAAAGAAGAAGAACCAAGGGCAGTATTTTGAGTTCCTGTAGTGTTTACTTCTAAAGAATTATAACCAACTGCTACGTTATTATTTGCTGTTGTATTTCCTGTTAATGCATTGTGACCTAGAGCAGTATTTGCTAATCCTGTTGTATTTGCATCTAATGAAAATTGTCCTATTGCAACATTTGAATAACCTGTAGTGTTTGCTGTAAGAGCTGAAAAACCAACTGCAGTATTGTTACTGGCTGTTGTGTTTGCCCTAAGTGCAGATTCGCCCAAGCCTGTATTTTGAGTACCTGTAGTATTATTTCGTAAAGCAGCATAACCAAAAGCTGAATTACTACTTGCTGTAGTGTTTAGTTTTAAAGAATCTCTACCTACTGCTGTATTTTCTCCACCTGTAGTGTTTGTAATCAAAGACTCAAATCCAACAGCAGTGTTATTAGATGCAGTTGTATTACCTGATAAAGCACCATAACCTACGCCAGTATTTTGACCACCAGTTGTATTAACATCTAAAGTATTAGCACCTATAGCAGTATTATAAGGACCTGTAGTGTTTGCTTGTAAAGAACCGCCACCAACTGCTGTATTACCTGTACCTGAAGTATTAGCCTTTAATGCTCTAAAACCAAAAGCGTGATTTCCATTAACAGTTGTTACATTTGCTAATGCTTCATAACCTATTGCTGTAGAGTTAGCTCCTGTTGTTCCATCTTGCATTGCTGAATACCCAACAGCAACATTACCTGATGCTGTAGTGTTTGCTGATAAAGCACTATAACCTACAGCAGTGTTATTATTAGCTGTAGTATTAGAACCTAAAGCATGTACTCCTATTCCAACATTTTGATTACCAGTAGTATTAGCATCTAAAGATAAAGCACCTACTGCTGTACTGTCTGCACCTGTAGTATTAGAACCTAAAGAAGCATACCCAACTGCTGTACTGTAACTTGCATTTGTTGCATCTAAAGATGAATAACCTACAGCAGTATTACCTGTACCTGTAGTGTTTGATGCCATAGATAAATAACCAACTGCTGTATTGTTATTTGCAGTAGTATTTGAAAATAAAGCTCCTCTACCTATACCAATATTTGCACCACCAGTTGTATTACTACTTAAAGAATGATACCCAAAAGCATTATTATCACTACCAGTTGTATTAGCATCAAGTGCTTCTGCTCCAACTGCTGTGTTTACAGTACCTGTAGTGTTTTGTTCCATAGCTAAGTAACCAATAGCTGTATTGTTATTAGCTGTAGTATTGTTTACTAAAGAAAAATAACCAAAAGATGTATTGTTACTACCTGTTGTATTATCTAATAATGCTAAAGTACCTACTCCAGTATTGTAGTTACCTGTGGTATTATCTGCTAAAGCTGCTTTACCCATAGCTACATTATCTGCACCAGTGGTATTAGCTTCTAAGGCTTCAGCTCCTATTGCAACATTATTATTAGCTGTTGTATTTGACCCAAGTGCATTATATCCTATAGCAACAAGAGTATTACCTGTAGTGTTTGCTGTTAAAGCACTTCTACCTACTGCTGTGTTGTTAGATGCTGTAGTGTTATTTAATAATGCTACAGTACCTATAGCAACATTACTATTACCTGTTGTATTGCCTGATAACGCTGCATATCCAAATGCTTCATTATTTGAACCAGTGATATTAGCGTCTAAAGTTAAACTACCTACTGTTGTATTTTCAGTACCTGTAGTGTTAGAACCTAAAGCATCTACTCCAATACCTACGTTGTAATTTGCTGTAGTATTAGCACTTAATGCACCTTGCCCTACAGCAACATTAACTTGTCCTGTGGTATTAGTATCAAGAGCATTTTTTCCAACTGCTACGTTTCCTGCACCTGTAGTGTTTGCTTGTAAAGCAAAATAACCAACACCAGTATTATTTGAAGCTGTTGTATTACTATTAAGAGCTTGTCTGCCTATAGCTACATTAAAACCTCCTGTTGTATTATCTTCTAATACACCCTCACCTACAGCTACATTGTAATTACCTTCTGTAGTGGTAAACATAGCATCATCACCTATAGCAGTATTTTTTTGACCAGTTGTAACATTAGTTAAAGCGTTTTGTCCTAAAGCTACATTATCAGTACCAGTTGGATAATTACCATCAAGTTTAATTGTTCCACCGTCTACTGAGACATTACCTGCTACTGTAAGACCATCTGTTACTGCTGTGCCTGTTACATCTATGCCTGTTGTAGTTACTCTCATGCGTTCTTGATTGTTGGTTATGAACCTAAGTGAGTTACCAGTGTTTACTCCTGTTATACGTTCGTTACCAGTTCCCCACTGAAGACCATAAGTATCACTTAAATTAACTGCACCTGTTACGTCTATGCCTGTTGAGATAATTCTCATGCGTTCTGTACCACCAGTACTAAAACCTATTGTGTTAGCTGTTGGTCTAAAGAGACCAGTATCACCATCATTACCGGGCTGAATAGAAGGAGCAGACTCAGAACCATCTGAAGTTCCTCGCACTATACCTGAAAAATAAATATTACCACCAACATCTAAAGTAGTAGCTGGAGAAGTTTTATTAATACCAACTCGGTCATTTGTGGAATCTGTAACAATAACATCAGTATCTATTAATAAATCTGTTGCTGTTATAGCACCTGAAACATTAAGAGTACTTGCCATATCTACAGCACCATCTATATCTACTACGTCTAGGTTAGTAGTTCCGTCTACGTCTATATCGCCTGAGATGTCTAGTGAAGCTACTACAGCAGTACCTGTAAGCGTAGGAGCAGTTAGTGATTTGTTTGTTAAAGTCTGTGAACCTGTAAGAGTTGCTACTGTACTATCAATTGCTAGAGTAACTGCATTACCTGTTGCAGAACTATCAAGACCTGTACCACCTGATACAGTTAATGTTTCACTATCTAAGTCTATTGCAATAGTTCCACTATCTGTAGTAATGTCTAAGTCTTCTGCAGTAATTTGTGTATCTACATAAGCTTTAATAGATTGTTGAGAAGCAATACCTGTAGCACTGTTTGAAGACATGTCATCTTCATCAAGGAAAGCTTTACCGTCAAGTATGTTTAACTCTGCGGCTGTACTTGTAACTGTTGTACCATTTATAGATAGTGCATCTGTTTCAAGTGTACCGTCTACATCTACATTACCTGATACGTCAAGTGAACCTGCATCAAGTTCTCCGGAGATAGTAATGTTTCTACCACCTGTAATGTCTTTATTAGCATCTGTAATAATTGCTTTACTTGCTATAACAGTTCCGTTAGTTATACCATCTATAAGATTAATATCTGCTGCACTAGCTGTAACGCCATCTAGGATGTTTAGTTCGTCTGTAGTTACTGTAGCACCATCTAGTATTTCTAGTTCTGCTTCAGTTATAGTAGCACTACCAATTACAAAGCTTGTACCAGTAATGGCTGTACCTGTAATAGCTGCAGGAGTAGAACCACCAATAACAGCACCATCAATAGTACCACCATTAATATCTGCTGTATCAGCTACAAGACTATCAATGTTTGCAGTTCCATCTATGTAAAGGTTTCTCCACTCTTGTGAAGAACTACCTAAGTCATAACTGTCATCATCGTCAGGGATAATGTTAGAATCTACATCAGCACCAAAGACTACGTTATCAGTAGCTGCATCACCCATAGTGATTGTACCACCGTTAAAAGTTGTAGTACCTGTGACTGTTAGATTACCACCTACTGCTACATTACCTGTAGTTGTAATTGTATCTGTATATGTATCTTTAAATCTTAAACTTGTTGTACCTAAATCTATATCACTATCTGTAACAGGTATAATAGCTCCATCAGCTATGTATAGTTGTTGTACAGATGCTGAAGATACTTCAACATAAAATTCAATGTAATTGTTTGTTGTATCTATTAAGACTTTATTATTTGGAGAAGTTTCTCCTGCATCACCAATTAAGACCTATAACTGGTCCTTCGTGCAGCAGTGCCATCATGTTTGTGACCACCTGTATTACTAAAAGCATTTAAAAGTTGGTTGTACTCATTATTAAATAATGCAGCAGTGATTGTATCTCCGTCTGCGAATGTACTTTGTCTTGTGTAACCTGCCATTGTGTTTATCTCCTACCTGATGGAATGTAATCTATGTATAGTCCGTTTATTGTGTATGGTGCGTTTGTATCGTTTGTTAATATTCTAAAGCTATTAGAGTAACCACTACCTTGTAATGCTAACCTAACTAAAGGTTGTTCAGATGCTCCAAACTTTGCTGTTCCAAACAAAGCTGTACCAAATATTGATGGAGCTGGTACGCTTTCTAATAAATAATCTTCGGGTTGTGGTGTTTCGTTACTGTCATAATCAAATCTAACTCTTACTGAAGGTTGTACTTCATTTTCAGGACCTATTGAAAGTTTAACATAGTGTAAAGTTTTTAAAGTTCCAAAGTCTCCATAATCGTAATCGGGTGTTTGATATCTTGCATCTATTGCACTACCATCAAAGTTATCGCCTGAGTTATGTAAATAAACATAACCGTCTGTATCTCCGTGATAGTATTGTTCAATACCGTTAGTATCAAATCCTGAACCTATAGCTGTAACTTCCATACCTAGTATTTCAGACCATTCAAAACCATTTGGTCTTAGTGTACCTATTATACCTCTTTGTGAAGCATTTGTCAAGCCTTCATTACTATAAAATAATCTATACTGTGATTTTTCTCTTAATACTACACTGCTTATTATATAGTTATTGACATTCTGTGCTAGTTCTGTTATAATAGGTTGTATTGATTTACTAACTGTACCTAATTCAACGTCACCAATTCTTGATGTACCAGCAACTGTTCTTAATCCATCAGGTGCTAAAAATATTAAATCGCCACCAATTTCTTGAATACTGTAGCCACTTAAACATCCTACACTTTCAGCAACAGGTATTACTGCTACTGTGCTTGAGTTATTAATGTTTATAAGTTTATGAATACTGTTTTCACAAAATATAAATAAATCTGTACGGAAACCTTTAATGCCTACTATCTTATCTGATATAGTTACTGCACCTGCACCAGTACCACTAAAAGATGTAGGGTCATTATTAACACTATAGTAAACTGTATTTTCATTATCAGTTACACCAGCAGCTATTAAATGATGGTCATGAGCTGTAATAAACTGTACGCCTTTAGTACCTGTAACTGTTATTTCTTCTGTAAAGTATGTTCTTGTGCTTAAAGCTCCTGTACCTTCCATTCTAAAACTAAAAGGCTCATTAACTCCGTCAGCTATTATAATACTTCCATAATCTTGTCCAGCACCTTCAAACATTGCAAACTGACATTGTCCTTGTAAAGTTCTTGCTGTAATACTTTTACCTGTAAAGGTTGAATAGTTATCTCCACTACCTGCAGATAATCTATTTATTGTTAGCCAAGTAATACCGTCTTGTGTAAAGTATATATTAGTACCTGCAGCAACTACAACACCATCTGCATAAGGTTGAGTACCTAATATAGTTGTTGTGCTTCCTGTAGGTTGAACTGCATCTCCTGCACCAAACTTACTAAACCCATTAATACGTCTGTATCCACCTTCAATAGATACTTCAAAGTTTTGTAAAACTGTAGCAACTCCGGGTGTACGTAACAAGTCTATTGAGTTAGCTGATGTTACTAAGCCACCTGCACATGCTACGGTAAAAGGTTGTGAACGTGCCATATTTTAAAAGTAAGTTCTATCGTCTGTCATATACTTTGGAGCTGGATTCATTAGGTTTGATTTCATATACTTCATACCTTTTTTATAATCATCCAATGCGAAAGCTGCTTGTTGTGGGCTTTCTTTAAACTGCCAAATGTAATAACGACTTCTAGCTGTTATTATATTACTGTACTGCTCTGGTAAAGTGATTGTGTCATCATATGCTGATAACGCAGTCGGTCTTACAAAAGCATAAAAGTGTATATTATAAACCTTATCAGGTATTGGACTTAATCCAAACTTTCTATTGTCAGGAGACTTGATAACAAATCTAGGCTCTCCGTGGTTTTGAGTATCTGCATCATCTGCATTCTCACTGTCTCTGTAGTATCTTGTCCAGTCTGTATTCGTAAGAAACTTTAAACCTTTAGAGACATAAGGTGTTGTTTCTCCACTTACGTTGATTGTTGTAACATAAAAGTCATCCCAATCTATTGATGAGTAGTCTGTAGTAATACTAGAACTATCAGACTTTAATGTGTACCATCTTTGTCCTGCAACGGTAGCAACTGTTACGTTACCATAAAAAGGGTCTGTGCCTCCACTTACTCCTGCAGAAAAGAAAGGTAATTGTGGTTCTTCGTTAGCTATATCAAATATAGATTTATTGATACTATCTTTAACAAACTTCTGAATACCTGTAGCGTTTGTAAAGTTTGCAGCAGTCAATGGAACTTCATTGAGTTCTCTTAATACTTCATTAGTTATGTCAAGATATGTTGTAGCCATTATTTTTTATGAACCTTTTGAATTGGAAAGTTTGCTTCTAAACTTGCACCTTTGTGTTTTACAAACTTACCTGTGTGTTTCATTAATTTAAACGTACCATTTTTTTGTTTCATCCAATGGTGTCCTTTTGGTGCTTTAATTTTCATAGTATTCCTAAAAAAAAGGAGGAGACCGAAGCCTCCCCCAAGTGACAATTAGTCAATTACATAGAATGCACTACATAAAGCGTCATCTCTAAGTACTTTCGCACCATAGACATGTAAGCCTCTTACTATATCACCAAATGATGATGGGTCTCTCAACACTTCAGTTGAAAGAATAGTATTAGCAGTAGCAGTTGATGAAATGTGACCAGCCATACATTTACCAGTAGCATTAGATGTAGCAGCAACATTGTTAGATTTGTACATGTCAAATCCTCTTAGTTTACCACTTGATACTAAACCATTTCTGATAGAGCCTTGTCCAGCGTTAAAGTCAACAGACATTAACTTAGAGTCAGCTTTAGCTAATTCTTCATAGAATGAAGGAGGAGCTACGAACCATCTACCTTCTTCAGGTACATTCTGTTCGTCTAATAGTTTAGCAAATCTTGCCATAAGGTCAATTGCATCTACACCAGTTCCGTCTGAACCTAATAGGTCTACAGAGTTAGTTGCGTGTGATAAAGTTGCATCAGCAGTTGCACTGTCTGAACCAATAATGTGGTCAGGTGATGAAGCTGAACATCCAGCAAACATAGTTGCTAGAACAGCAGCGTCATAAGCATCTTTAAGAGCATACGCAGCAGATGATGAAGCTACTTCTTTGAAGTTGACATGTGACATTTTAGTTTCAATATCATCTACGATGAATTTAAAAGCTTTAGCACTATCAACAACAAGAGTTGTTTCAGCATCAGTTAGTTTAGTTGCAGTTGTGTCAGAACCTCTTGTATAGTCAGATACAGAGATTACTGGTTCACCAATGATTTTTACAGAGTCTCCAAAAGCAGATATCTCACCGGCATAGTCGGTGTTAGTAATAGCTTCAACTACACTTGCCTTTCTAAAGAAGTTTAAAACTTTCTTAGAGTATATGGAAGGTAGGAAGAAACTATTAGTTTGTCCACTTACGGAGTTTGCAAAGTTTGCATTAGTATCAGTTGAGGGTTCAAAAAATTGAGCCATGATATTTTTCCTTTAAGTTATAATAGTTATTTTACGATTCTGCCTTCTTGCATTGCGTCTGATATTTCTTTTTCAAATTTATCAAATTCAGCAACACTCATTGCAGCAATCTCCTTTTCAGACCAAACCTTTTGTTGATTAGGTTCTATACTTTTTGTTTTAGTAGAAACCATATCAGCAGCAGATTTTCTAGTCTGTCTAGAATTTGACTTAGCCTTTGGAAGGTCAATTCCAAAATCCCTTTTAAACAAATCTAAAGCACGTGAAGCTAAATCAGCATCGTCATTATTATCATATACCCAAGCTTGGATAGATGAATGTTGTTCCTTTGCCCATTCATGAAAGTCATCACTGTTTCTGATATCTTCAAAATCAGCATGTCTTTCCATTAATCTTTTTTCTGCATCTTGTCGTACTAGTTGGTTTTCACGTTCTTGGAGTTTACTAAGGCGTTCTTCTAGAACTTTTGCTTTAGTCTCAGATTGTAAATGAGCAACTGTTTCTACAACTTCGTAAACATCAGGATAGTTATTCTTAAACTCTTCTAGTTCTTCTTCAGATTTAGGAGCTTTATATTCGGTTCTATTACTAGTAGCCTCTTCTATTAACTCTTGTTCTCTAGATTTAAACTCGTTAAGTTTACTATCATAATGCCTTTTTAAATCATCATATCTTTTTTTATAGTCTGGTTTCTTATAAGGAGTATCCAGTTCTTCAGTATTAACATTGGCTGTAGATGTAACTTCAGTTATGTCATTACTATCGAAGAGTTTATTCTTTTCAGAAGGCTCTTCAAAATATAATTGATTAGCAGGGGTAAAAGGTTTATCTTCTACATGATATTCTTTTTTTGCGTTATAAGGATTCGCTTGTTCTTCCTGTTGGACTGTATTAGTCATTTTCTATTCTCCTACTCAGGGCTTGTTTCACAAGGTAGCTCTATGTCGACTAGAGGGCTTGTTTGTAAAGGTAGCCTTTCGGTTATTAAAATGATAAAGGGCTGATTAATTATTTCAGGTAGCTTTATCGTTAGTTTGTTTAGCTGTAGATATTTTTAGTAACTTCTTTTCTCATGTCTTCTGTTATTCCTTTATCAGCTTCATCCTCTTGGACGATACCAGTTTGAGATAACATTGATTGAGGTTTTTCTTTTACCATCATACCTTCAGCAAAACCTTGTCTTCCATCTGCAGCAGCTTCAGCTTCTTTCATCATAGACATTAAATTGTCTTCTCCGATTTCTTCTACAGCTTTCGCAGTGAAAACAAATTCCCCATCAGACAACCTTGCAGGTATGTCATCAGAGACTCCTGTTCCCGGTCCTTCAACAGGTCCGTTCCCAGCAAATTCTTGTGCTACATCTATTACTTTATCAAATAACATCTGTAGTTCTTTATCTTGTTCTAGTTTGGTTACAAGCATATCTTCTTCTTCTTCACTTAATGCTTCATCCATTATAAATCTTGTGTAGTTTTCTTCCATGTCATTATCAGGAAGCATACCACCGTCAGCTTTAGAAACTCTAGATTTTTCTTGTATGTTTCTTTTTGAAGGTTTTACGCCTAACTCTTCTAGTTCATCAACATATTTATTAATTCTTTGAGTAACTAAATCATAATCATCATTATACTCTTCTAATAAACCCATTTGACTTTTAGGGTCAGCATCTTTTAAATCTTTTTCAAGTTGAGCATTACGTTTATTTCTTAAATCAATTAATCCATCTAATTCTTTTTCTGCAAATTTAATATCTTCAACTTGTTTACTAGGTTTTCTTTTAAGTAGTTTTTTAACTATTGCACCAGCACCATAGGTTTGTCTTTCATCATCAAGAATACCACCTTTCATTTTACCTTTTCTACCGTACTTTTCTAAGTCCATATCAAGTAGTTGTTCTATTTCAATGTCTGATAAGTTTTCCATTTCTTTATCAGTTAAACCACCCAGTATTTTATCAATGTCTTTTTTAGTAGACTTAGTAGGTATATTATCTACACCTGACTTTGCTAAGTCCATATCAAGTAATTGCTCTATTTCTATTGGAGATAGTTTTTCCATTTGTTCGTCTGACAAGTTATCAAGTATTCTATCTATGTCTTGTTCTTTAACTTTTTTAGGTTTTTCTTTTTTAGCTAGTTTAAATAATTTTGTTATTATACCACCAGCAGCAAACTCAGACCTATCTTCATCTAAACCAAACTTAGACTTACCTGAAGTTCCTTTTGAAGAAACTCCTTCATCTAATTGTTTTAACATATCTTGCATAAGAGCTACGTCTTCTATATTAGATATCATGTCTTCTCTTACTTTTTTAATTTTAGCATCTGAAGCATTTTTACTTTTTAATTCTTTTAATTGAGTGTTATAACTATCATCAAGTTTTAATCCTTCAGCAATATCTTTTTTAAGATTTTTCATGTCTGACTTTCTTTTAACAGCTTGAATTCCTTTTTTAACTATTGCACCAGCACTATAAGAATCTCTGTCATCTGATAACATAGACTTTTTCTTAGGTCTACCTACTTTACTTCCGTATGTTCCTGTTCCGTATGGCATTCTACTTCTCCTTTGCTTTGCCGATGTTTAATGCACACCAGTCTAAAAATTTGTATACTTTAGCTAACGCTGCATCATCTTTAGGTGTAGGCGTTGCTGCACATATTAAAGATGCACACATAACTATTGTAGGTATTAGTGCTATAAATTCATTTATAAACTGTAACATATTATTTAATCCTCTTTATGTCTGTTAATTGCTTCTTTAACTTGTAAGTCTAACTGTTCTAACTTACCCAGTAAATTCAGCTTCCCCTGCAACCGGTACATTTCCTGTTCCGATGTTGCCACCACCAGTGCCTGTAGCTCCAAGCTCTTGAGGTTCTTGAGGTGTTCCTTCAGGTCCTCCCATTGGGGGCTGTTGACCAGTGGGTTGAGATTCCTCGCCATTTGTTTGTCCAGCATTCTGCATTCCTATTATTTGTGCCATGATAGCTGCTTCTTCAGGGTCATTGAGTATTTCATCAGGGTCTAAGTCTAAGCTGTAGGCAAGTTCACTTACGAGTTTAGAAATCTTAACAAACGGAGCAATAGCAGGACTTTGTGCAGTTTGTAAGAACATAGTAAGTCTTTGACTCCTAACTTCTTTTTGCATCAAGCTATTTGTTCCAGTAGCTTTAACTTCTAAATCACCTTTGACATCCAAATCATCCTCTAAGAATTGCATGTTCCACTGGAAGTAAGACTCTCCTAGTGGCTTTAATAAAAAGTCATCAAGGTTTTTTATGACTGTTTTAATATTTAAACTTGATGCTCCCATTAACATAGACATACCTGAAGCAGTTCTTGTCATACTTTGAACACCTGTTTGTCCGTGTGAATAACTAGGTATACCTGTTTGTTCATCTGCAAGTTGTCTAAACTTATCAAACATCATTAAGTTTTCTTGTGATGTATTAGGAAACTTTAAACCATGTATAGCTTGTCCCGGCATTCCAGCTTGTCTTCTAAAGACTTTACCCGGATATATTTCCATTGATTGTCCACCAACTAAAGCAGACTCATCTACATCAAACACTAGAGAACCTGACATTGCTAAGTTATCTATAGCCATTCTTGCATGACCATTCATAATTTGTTGTGAGTCATCCATATTCTCTGCTACGCCAATACCAAAGAAGTTATATGGGTTTCTTTCATATGGGAAAGCATTGTATGGTAGTCTATATGGAGTAAACGGATTGAGTACAGCTCTTAATAAGTAAGTACCACATGTCCATATATTTACTTGTACTTCATCTAGGTCATCAACGCTGTCGGGTAAGTCGATACCTACTTCTCGTGCATACTCTGCATCCATCATTCCCCAGTATTCTAAGACTTCAAAACTATTGTTCATCTCTTCGTCACTTCTAGCATCGTCTTTTAACTGGCTTTCAAAATCTTTCTCTACGTAGTTAGCACCCATTTGTATTGCACTACGTATTGAGTCATCATTAAAGTAAGGCATATTACGTAACTGCCTTAACTGACTTCTATTCATTTTGTGTCTATGAATAATGTATTCACATTCATCCATGTTAGTAGCATTAGGGTCAGGATAAAAATCCCAACAACTAACAAACTCTATTCTAGGTACTCTAACTTCTAATGGGTTATAGGTTCTGTTACCTTCTTCATCTGTGTCCCACTTGTGTAGTTTTTTGTTAAAGTTAAATGGTCCTTTTACAATCCCTGTACCAAGTAAAGCAGATTCTAAAAGAGCATTTCTTATTTCAGCGTTTCCGTTTGACTCTTCTATTTGGTCGTGGATAAGCTTTTCCATTCTTCTTGCAGCTCTTTGTGCAGGAGAAACTTCAATCTTTTGTGGGTCAGGACTTGTACCATCTTTAAGAATACCAGCTTCTTTTGCTTGGTCTTCAAGACTATCTTCAAACATACCATTATAGTATGTAGCTCCTGGTTTTAAAGTTCTACCATCTCCCTCGTAACCAACATCATAAGGATTTTCTAGTTCTCTATTTCCAATGTCATCAGGTATTTCGCCTGTTGTAGTTTCTATTCCGGGTGTAGGATTTGCTGTATCAAGATGTGCAAAGTCTGTTTCGCCTTCAGGTATTTTAGTTTCAGCAATTCCTATAGGGAATTTACCTGTACCAAAGATAACATCAACAAGTTGTCCAAAAGCTGCTAGTACTTTAGTTTTAGTAACTTTTACAAATACTCTAGACTTTTCTGATTCTCTAAACTTAACGCCTTTAGCATAAAGACCTCTGTAGTTTTCATAAGCTTTTAACCAACGAGTCTCGTCAGTTTGTCTAGCTTCTTCAGCTTGGGCATAACGACCTTTAATAATACCAATAAGATTTCTTTGTTGGTCTTCTTCTAAAGTTAATTGAACTCCAGACTCTCCTTCAACTTCTTCGTAGATACTATCAGCGTTTAAAAATGTATTTTTATCTTCTGCCATATTTTTTAATAACCAAATGTTGAGTCTACTGGTCTATACATTTCTCTCTTTAGACCTCTTATACGTTCTAACGGGCTTACCATTCTTGGTCTACTCATTATCATATAACGCAATGCATCATATGCGTGGTCAGAAGCATGTGTATCTACATCTTCAGGATTAGTTTTAGATAATGGTATTGACTGTAATTCTCTTATTAAGTTAGGACATGTATTAAATATCTGTAACTTAGGTCTACCGTTCTCTCTAATCTTTAAATACTCGTGTATTTGTATTTTACCTTGTATTCTATTCTTATCAGCTCGTCTTAACTTATGACCAGCTCTAACTAAACTTTCTCCAACAGTAGGACCAGTAGTTCCTGTATTTGCCCATGCTGCTGTATCTAAAACCCCACTCACTGAGAAAGGGTCTTCTGTTTCCATATCTGTTATTATAGAGGCTAATTCCTCACCTGTCAAGCCTTTTTTGTATAATTCTCTATATATTATTAAAGTATTATCATTTATGTCCATTATTCCCCATAAACAACAAGATTCTGATGCATAACCATAGTCAATACCCTTGACTCTTTCCCAGTGTACAGGAAGAGCAAATGGAGTAATAACATGAGCTAATGGGTCAAACTCTGTAAAAGCTGCACCTTCAGCAACATCCCAGTTACCTTCTAAGAGTTGCTGTCTTTGCGTAGCAGGTAGTGACTTAAGCATTTGCTCATAAACACCATCAGCATCTAAGTAAGGGTTATCAGCTAACTTAGCAGGAATAAACTTACGTGTTAAACCGTCAGTACCTTTAAAACTTTTATTGTTTTCGTTAGGTTCTATGTATCTTTGTTTTACCCAATGAGACCCAACCCCTCCGGGGTTAGCAGTACATCTAAGGTATGTTTGTATTTCAGGGTCAGTAGTACGTAGTCTTGAAGCAAGATAGTTCCAACTAAACTCTGTAGGTAAGTGAGTTATCTCATCAAAGCCTATCCAACTATATGCTTGTCCTTGATATCTGTATACATCTGCATCTCTTTCAAGGAAACCAAACTCTACTTTAGCACCACTAGGAAAGTTCCAAAGCTTTTCAACTTCTTTAAACTTAGCTCCGGGAAATGCTTGAGGATATAACTCTCTAGACTTGTCAATCATTTCTCGTAGTTCCGGCATAGAACGCCTTAGAATTAATGCACGATGAGCTTTTTTGTGTGCATACCTTAATGGGTCAACAAGCATGGCATAGGATTTTCCTCCACCAGCAGCTCCACCATAAAGAACATCTTTCTCACTAGCAGCTAAAAAGTCTGTCTGTGGTCCTTCATTGGCATGGAAAACAACCTTAGAATCTCTAAGTACTTCTTGTATGCTTGGTGCTACTTGTTCTAATTGGTCGGTAGTAACTACCTTATCTGTAGTTTTTTCTGTTGCTTTTTTAATAACCTCTTGTTCTGTTTTAAGTTTAGATTCTTTGTAGGCTATTTTCTTTTTAGCTTTGATTAGTTCTTTTTTATCTCTAGCTAGTTTTTGTTTTCTTTTAGTCTCTTTAGAGTATTGATATTTACCACTTTCAGGAATATACGTATTCTTTATTATTTTAGATAGTCCTACATGTGTTATACTTCTACCTGTTTCTTCTTTAATGAGTTCTGCTGCTTTACGGAGTGAATACTCCTCGTTTACTACAGACTCTATATACTTATTAAGAACATCTAGTTCTTCTTGTATGGGAGCTAAGTATCCTTCTACTTCGCTTAGTTTGTAACCAAAAGGAATGGTTACACTCTTTTTCTTTATGTAGCCTTCTTTCACTACCTTTTCTTGCCTTTATGTAATCCGTGCTTTGCGTGTTGTTTACCTTTTTTAGTAGCTGCTTTCTTTTTAGCATTAGCTGCTGCAAGTTTTTTTCTACCAGCAGCAGTAGACTTAAGCTTTGCTATTGTTTTAGCAGGTGCGTAGACTTCTCCAGTTTTAGAAGACTTTTTGCCACTGGCAGTCCTCCACTTCTGTTTAGACCATCTATCTAGACTTTTTTGACTTTTTGCTTTTGGCATTTGTTTTTGTTGTTAAACATTTCTTAAATAGTTTTGCGTAGACTTTGTTTAGTCTATCCATCATCTTTATCATAAATTCCTTCATCTTATTTATAGCCTCCCCCTTTGGCTTTGTATTCTTTAGCTAAGAGCTGGGCTTTTCGAGCTGACCATTGTCCGGCTTTACCACCTTTAGTACCGGCTTTAATCCTCTCGAAAAGTCTCTTACGCATAGTGGGCTTGGTATAATTACCAGCTTTGTTCACGGTTGACTTACTCTTCTTCTTTGTTGGCATCCTTTTCTCCTTTCTTTCCAAATATTGCATCCCAGTTATCAGCATACTGTTTAGAATGTATGTTGACTCTTGGAGCTGCTCCTTTGCCTCCATGCCATGAAGGTCCATAGACTCTACCCTTATTCTTCTTACTAGACATAAGGACAGGCTTTTCGTTGCTTCCTAGTTGAGGCATCTTACCATTTCTCCCTATCAGCCCAGTAGGCTGCAGACATTTTGCCTTTAGCAATGTTTTTACCGTGTCTTGCTTTAAAAGACTTTCTCTTAGCTTTCATTTTAGCTGATTCACCTGCTTTAGGCTTACCAGCAGTCTTAGCACCTTTCTCACCAAAACGTATGGTCTTAATTTTATCACCTTCTTTAGCCACAACAATGTGTGACTTCTTAGGGTGATTTGGAGTTCTCTTAGGTTTGTTATACCCTGATACTCCTGCTCTTTTTAATCTACTATCCTTTTCTTTTGGCATTAGTGTACTATCCTTTCTTTATTTAGACTATCGTGTTGTAGTTCTTGTATCTCTCCTAAAACTAATAATCCATATTGTATTGCTATTCTATTAGCTTGTGCTACGTTTTCTGCTTTGATGTATGGACCTATTGCAGCTCCATCTTCATCTACATGCTCAGTTATCCAAAGTTTCATAACTAGCATCCTCTGCTTCAACATCAATTGTTTGTTTTTCAGGTAGTATAAAAATACCACCACTAACATTATGATTCACATCTAATCTTTCTTTCTTACCTAAACCAACTCTATCTAGAATGGTCTGTGCAGCTTGTAACTTTACATTTGCTTGTGGCAATGCTTTGTCACTCTGTAAGACCTCAACAAGTTTAAAGGCAGCTAAAGGGGCTTCCCTTGCAAGTACGTCACTGGCTAAATCTACTATTTCCTGTTTAAGTGATTGTATAACTTGGTAGTGATTGCCTGAATACCCTGCAAGTTCGGCTGAAAGTTTGAGGTTTCCTTTAGTCTCTATGAGATTATTAAGGAAGTTCTCTTGTTTTTCTGTCAGTTTTCTTTTAGTTGTTGATGGTAAAGACATACGGATATTATAGAGGTTTATATAGAGTTTGTCAAGCTTTTAGAAATATTTTACGAAAGACTTGACAAAAGTGATTCTGAACTATATAATAACATTAAGTGTGCCGGGGTTGAAACATATCCTCATGGTCATTCTAGACCTATTGAACCCGAACAAACCTACCGAACCCGAACAAACAATTAGCTCTCTATAAAGAGAGAAAAGCTCTGTGAAGTTTCCAACTCAAATTCCCTAAAAATGTATAAGCATTAGTATATATATATGGGTGGGGGTGGGTGGGTCTTGCCTCCCCTACTAAACTCTATAGAGTTTACCAAGCTAATGAAATTATTCCCAACTTAAAGTCTTACTAGACTTTAAAGACTCTACAGAACTTACCAAAATCTACCAAGTCTAAGCCAAAGGCTTAAGAGTTCTCTGAAGTTTCCAAGATTTTCATAGAAAATATACGTCTATTCTATAACTCTACAAACTCTACAGAGTTTACCAAGCTATACAGCATTCTAAAGCCATTACAAAGCTTTTCAACCTATGGTTGATGATAACCTTCACCTCATGTAAACAAGAGCCTAGGAAAGCTTATAAAGCTTCCTGTGAACTTGTTATGCTGTGTAGGGTGTATGTGTGTTTCCGTAGGACAAATCTATGATTTGGGTGCTGAAAACAATTGACGGCCTATTAGGGAGACTTTCAAAGTCTCTGTATGTGTTGAAGTCTTTTAAAGACTTTAGGTTATTTTAGGCCAAAAAAAAGACCCCGAAGGGTCTTCTTAGTGAGTAGCTTTAGCTACTATGCAAGACTTACAAGTTTCTTGTAAGAACGCATAGCCTTCAAGTCTGCCGAAGGCAAGGACTTCATAGCTAAGATTTTAACTACTTGACCTTGGGTCAATGGAGACTTTGTGTCATTTAATTTCTGTAAGAAATGACCATGAATAGTTCCCCATTTGATGTCCTTTGGACACTTCTCAGCTTTGCTGAACTGCGAAGCAATCTTTCTGACCATTCCGTAGGAAGCTTTAGCTTTAGGGTTAGTAGGAGTAAACGTAGTTTGAGTTGAATTTTTGATAAAAACATCCTTAGTCCAAGGGACTATTTGTGCAAACCGACATTGATTTGCCGAAACATTGTACTCACAGTTTTCCGAAAATTGCAAATTAATTACATGTGCGATTGTCCTGCGTAGAATAATATTCTTCCTGCGACAACAGGCGTGATAATTTATTTTGCCCTAAATCTGACCTCAAAAAAGTAGACCAGCAGTTCCAAATCGCCTACACGTAAGCTTTACATGTGCTGTGTGTGTAAAATCTTTACATCTGACCCTTGATGGCAGGGCGAAACTTTACGCATAAACATGTAAATAATTTACATTAGAAATCACATAAAGTTTGTATTTACATGTATGCCTGTTAGAACATGTTTACCTGTGCTTTCCTTCTTGACAACTCCAAAAACAGGCTCTAAGCTTATTGGGGCAATCAGCAATGTCGCTGACTGCTTCAACCGAACTATTGAGTTCACAGGAAATATATGGAAAATCTAGTAAATGCAATTAGCGAAACTCGTATGGAAAGGCTTTTAAACCCTCAAATGTCTGACCATTTCTACACAAACTTTCATGGAAAGTATGGTTATCGTGGTTATGAAATAAAAGTAGGCAGAAAATGGGTGACAATGAGGTCAAATGCTCACAAAGTGAGAATGTCTTTACAAAAATTCAAAGTTCATGCGTTTCTTCAATGGCGTAGAGACTCAATGACTGATGCTTCCTGCAAAGTTTATAATGAAACAGGTAAGTATTCAAGACCTAGAGCATGGTGGAAAGATTATGGTTTTACAAGTAACCCTAAAGATTTCAACTATGAGCCAAGCAGACTGTCTTGGTAAATATTTATTTATACATCACATGTAAAGTATTTTATGTTTATGCTTTACATGTGTACTTTCACTTGACAACTCTTGTCCAATCGATTAATGTGATAGGGCAATCAACCAATGGAGAACGATTATGGCAATAGCCAACGAAAAACAAAGAACTGATGAACTTGAATATTACACAGACCTTGACTGCCTTGAAGTTAGGTTTGATGAAATAAAACATGATGAACTTATAGACTGCTCTGATGAAAGTCTTGTAGAACAAGACTACTTAGATACTGTGGAGTTCTGCTTAGAATTAGAAGCTAACAGCGTCATTGATGATGACCAATTCAATTACATGGAGGTGTAAATATGAAAAAGAAATGTGAAAATCCAAATGGATTACAAAACATGGCAACAATTGTCGACTCTCAAACAAGAAAACCTGTAAGGTTTAATAGCTTGGAGAAGGCAAAAGTCTACCTTAAATCAAAGGGTTACAGGTTTAGACAAGCTTTCAACATGAAAGAAGATAGGTCTATGATTTATCAGGGTAGATTTGGTTGGGTGAAAGTTACGTCAACTTTTGATTATTTAAACAAAACATCTATGGAGCAGGGAACTGTTTGGAACATAGAGAAAATATAGGAGTAAACATATGAAAGCAATAGAATATTTCGATAAAATAGAAGAGTTTACAAGACTTTCAGACATGGAAGGCTTTGAAGCTTATGAAAATCTTTTATTTAATTTAGATAAAGAAGATTTATTAGAATTAATTACAGAATTTACAAGCATAGTAGCTAAAGCTAAAGTTTCTTTTGATATCATTGAAAATCCTTATTTATCATATAATGATTGGGATAATGTTTCTGAAGAAGATAAACTTGCTTATAAAGAAGAAAGTAAATTACATAATAAAAGTCATTTAAAAATCGTACATTAAATACTTATATGCCCTATTCCTCTTGACAACTCCGATTGGATTTGCTATTGTAGTGGGGCAATTAACTAACAGGTCTACTAAGACTAAACAACTAAAAGGAAATAACTATGGCAACGATTAGAATATCAGATGTAACTAAAATTGAAGTAAAAGCAATAAACAAAGGAAATTGTTTTGTATGTAGAGATTTAGTTATTCATAGCACAAGATATGACTGGGAATTAGAAAAAGAAGTTATCGAAGAAACAAGATTAGATTTGTTTTTAAAAGATGCTACTGCTTCTAAACTAGTATATTCAAAAGAAATTTACTAAACCGAATCCGAGAAGATGTAAGGCATAAATTATTTAATTAAAAAATGCTTTCTTGAAGATGTAAACTATAGGACATCAAGCACAAGGTGTAGCAAAGTAAAACTGAATTACTGTTTTAACTTTAAGCACAATAATAATATCGCTTGGTCTCTAGGGATTACTGTTAAATCGTAAAATTAAACTGTGCAATCAGGATAAACTAGAACAAATATAAACCGAGCAACAGTCCTGAAATACTCTTTCTGCTAGTTTGAGTAGTAAATAAACCAACTAGCACCTTAATTTTAACTAAAAATATGGAGATATATTATGGCGAAAATCGTCTATGGAAAAAGAGATACAAAAACTGTTGTATCAATCGAAAAAGCACCACAAAGTATTCAAACACTTTGGAATGAACTAAATATTTTAGGTGTAAATATTGCTAGAGTTAGAGCTAGTAAAGAAAGGCATGAGATTACTACAGGAGATACTTTTGAGGGTTATCATTCAGGTAAAGTATCTATATATAATCAGAAACCTAAACCAAGTAGACCTTTACATTTTGTAAGGCGAACACCTCTTGGTAAGGATAACAAAGGTATGCAAATACTTGAAGTAGCTTCAAACATTGATGTTCAAGATACTTTAGAGGTTATAAACGACTATGAATATTACACAACTAACAGCTTCTTTGCTAGGTTAGTTATGTCATTCAGAAGATTGTTTGCATAAAAGTTTAGTGTTAAACGAGCCTATCATAAAATCCTTAAACGTGGTCATGGGTTGAGAGTTGGAGTAAGTGCTAGAAACCGTTTTCCAACACACTAAAAGTCTGATTTTCCCACATTTGCGTGGAGGTTTGTACAGACTCTAAACAACAAAGCCACAATTTGCGAGTGTTGACAGGCACTATAAAAACCTATAGTTCAAGTTGCTGTTGGAGAAGTTGGTAGTAATCTTCGGGACTGAAAAACTACCTTTTAATTTTAACTTAATGGAGATAAAATATGAGCTATAAACTATTAACCGTTAGTGGAAACCCTAAAGTTATGAAGGGTGATAAGCTAAGTAATTACTTAACTGCTATCATGCATTTGAGTCCAATCAACACTAAGATATGTCCTTATCAAGACATTGCAGGGTGCAAGGAAGCCTGTCTAAATACAGCAGGTAGAGGTGGCATTATAAAGAAGGGTGAAACCACTAATGTCATACAAGAAGCTAGAAAGCGTAAGACTAATTTGTATTTGGAGGACTAAGAATACCTTCATGACTTACCTGATTACAGACATCATGAAGTTTGTAAGATACTGTGAAAAGAAAGATAAGCTTCCTTGCATAAGACTGAATGGTACTAGTGACATACAATGGGAGACAATCAAGATAGATGGACAAAATATCTTTGATATCTTTCCGACTGTTCAGTTCTATGACTACACCAAGATACCTACAAGAAAAGTAAAGCAACATAAAAACTATCACTTGACATGGAGTTACTCAGAAGCTAATATGAAGTACGCCAATCTGTTCGACAAGATTGCTTACAACATAGCAGTTGTATTCAATGGTGAGATGCCTATACATTTCAAGGGTAGAGAGGTAGTCAATGGTGATGAAACAGACTTAAGATTTTTAGATAAGAGCAATGTGATTGTTGGTCTAAAAGCAAAGGGTAAAGCCAAGTAAAGATACGAGTGGCTTTGTAATACAAACAGCATAGGAGGTAGATGATGAGTAAAGAATTTGAAAAAGAATTAGTAGAATTACTAAACAAATATTACAGTACTAATTGGGATTATGTTTGGGAGTTTATAGGAGATACTATAGAAACTAAGCTATGGTTAGGCGAGGAGGTTAATGATGAATGTTGATAGTGATAAACCAAAGTATATAGAAGCTAGGTACAGTGCATATCTTAGTTGGGACTTAGAAGAACTAGGTATTGATTGGGATAAGGTAGAAGATTGGGACTTGTTAAGAGCAGACCTACACATAACTTTTAAAGACGGAACTCAAAAGGTTTATGAACAATGGGAAGACTTAAATATAGATTATAAACATAACTTTGAAGAAGTACTTATCCTTGATGAGTACTGGCATAAAGTGGAGGGATTAAATTGATTGAAGAACTAT